GTGAGCAAGGAGCGTCGAGTCGCCTACGGGACCGGCTCGGTCTACCCGATCCACGACCACCCCGACTGCCCGCCCTCGGAGTGGGTCACCGACGAGACCGGCAAGCGCGCACGGGTGCGCCCACCGCACACCTGCAAGGGCCACTGGCGCGGTGCCCTCATGGCCGGCACCACCGCGAACGGCACACCCCGGCGCATCAGCGTCTACGGCTCCTCCGAGGCCGAGGTGAAGCGCAAGCTGCGCGTCAAGCGCCGCGAGGTCGAGACCCACGGCGCGCCGACGGCGGGCGTCCGCGCCTCCACCACCGTCAACGCCTGGTCGGAGACGTGGCTGCCGATCTACCAGACCAGGGTCACGCCGAACACGTACCGCACCGACGCGTCCATCGTGCGCAAGTGGATCTTGCCCACGATCGGCGGGCGGCGCTTGGCCGAGCTCACCCCGGCCGACGTGCGCACCCTGACGCGCCGGATCATCGACGCCGGGAAGTCGACGACGACCGCCGGGTACGCGCAGTCGGTCCTGATGCGGCTGTGCAAGGCCGCGGCGCTCGAGGGGCACCAGGTGCCGCAGCGGGTGTTCCTGGTGCCGCGTCCGGAGAAGGCGAAGCACGACCGCAAGGACATCCCCCTCGACCAGGCCAGGCGGATCCTCAAGGTCGCGTCACTGCGGGAGGACTACTCGCGCTGGCTGGCCGGGTTCTACGGCGGCCTGCGTCAGGGTGAGGCGCTGGGCATGGAGTGGGACCGCGTCGACTTCAAGGCCCACACGATGCTCGTGTCCTGGCAGATGCAGCGCCTGTCCTACAAGCACGGGTGCTGCAAGAAGGCGCAGCCGCCGACGTGCGGGAAGAGGAGCGCGGCGTCGTGCCCGGCGCGGGGGTTCGCCATGCCGGACGGGTACGAGGCACGGCAGGCGCACCTGACGTGGCACTGGGTGCGCCCGAAGTCTCGCGCGGGCGAGCGCGTGCTGCCCATGGCCCCGAAGCTGGAGGAGGCGCTGCTCGAGTGGCGGGACGCCGGGCCGTCGCCGCTGGGGCTGGTGTGGGCGCGGCCCGCCGACGGTCTGCCGTGGGACAAGCACGGCGACGGCGATGCCTGGCGGTCCATCCAGGAGCAGGCGGGCGCGCGCCACCCGGCCGGCCGCCTCTACACCGGGCACGAGATGCGGCACACGACGGCGAACCTCCTGCGCGCGGAGGGCACGCCGGAGGAGGTCATCACCGCGATGATGGGCCACGCGTCCCTGGCCTCGACGCAGGCGTACCTGCACGCCGACATGGACCGCGCGCGGGCGGCGCTGCTCAAGGCGACCGCCGCGCTCGACTGAGCGGCCCTGCCAGACACCAGAGCGCCCCACCTTCCCGAGCGGGAAGGTGGGGCGCTCTTCGTCATGCGCGGGGTCGCGTCGCGCGGATCGTGCGGGCCCGCTCCATGAAGGTCGCGTGAGCCGCGGTGATCGCCTCGGCGAGCTCCGACTCGGTCAGGTCTTGGTAGTCGGCGGCGGCGGCCGGCAGAGCGATGCGGCCTGACTCGGTGGCGGCCTCGGGGCTGTCCGGGACGGCGCCGCCCTCGGCGATGCGGTTGATGGAGCCGACGGGCCAGCCGAGCCAGCGTTCGATCTTGGCCAGTGGCTGGGTGCGGGGCCACTGATCGCCGTTCAGGAAGCGGAGCACGGTGACGTCGGCGACGCCGGCGAGCGCTGCGGCGCGGGTGCGGGAGACGCCCCTCTCGGTGATCGCGGCGTCTACGGCGTGGCGCGCGCGGGCGCGCCCCTCGGGGGTTGCTTCGGGCATGAGTGGGTCCTCGGGGTCATGTTCGCTCCAGTTGGGTCACATCGTGGCACTGCCAGGGTGATGGGGACACACCCCGGAGGGTAGCCGCAGGTTGCTGCGTGTCGCACGCATCCGCGCTGCACCTCACGGCGCGTCCGTGGGGTGAAGTCCAGACTCGTCAGCCACTCCTACTGGACATCACCGAACGTTCACTGCATCATTGTGTGCATTGGAGCACCGAGATTCGGTGGAAGTTGAGCCTGAGGAGGCCCCCATGGTCGTCCGATTCGAGAAGGCCGCCTGGTCTGTCCCGGAGTTCGCCCAGGCCGTCGGCATCTCCCAGCAGGGCGTCCGCGACCTCATCCGGGCCGGGCGGATCAAGGCCAAGCGCCTGAACCCCGACCTGGACCTGCGGTCGAAGTACCTGATCACCACGACGCCCGCGGAGTTCACGGACTCCCTCGTCGACGCCTGACAGCCCAGAACAGCAGCAGGCCAGCACCCCCGACATCACCACCACAGATCAACCAGGGGCCTGGCCTACCACTCACGAAGGAGGGTACCCATGAACGGGTACGACTGGAAGCGGGACGCGCTCGAGGACCGAGCCGCCCGGCTCGCCGCCGCCGAGGCCGTCCCGGCGTGCGAGGTCCCCGACTGCGAGTCCACGCAGGACGTGCACCACAGCATCGACCTGGGTCTGGACCTGTGCGGGCAGCACGCCGTCGAGTTCGACGCCTGGGCCGCCGCGCACCCGCGCGCGTTCTACCTGGACTGGCCGGTGCTGCGCACGGCGCACGGGCTGGCCGAGGCCGGTCACGTGCGGCTGCCGGTGCTCGGCGCCGCGCTGGTCCTGATCGTCGTGCTGACGGCGGCCGCCGCTGCGCTGGTCGTCGCGTTCGCGGCGCCGCCGCTGTCGGGCGGCACGCTCGCCGCGCTCACCATCCTCGTCGGTGCCGGCTGGTTCGCCGCCCGCTACGTCGTGGCCGGCGGTGGTGCGCGATGAGCACGACCTTCGCCGCGTGCCTGTGCACCGACGGGCGCCACACCGAGCTCGACCACCTGCCGTGGGACGACCGGGCGGCCGCGCTCGAGGATCTGCGGTCGTGCCGTGTCCGGCGCGCGCACCTGATCGAGCAGACGGTCCGCGTGGTGTCCGCCGAGCCGGTGGGGGTGGCCCGATGAGCGCCCGCATCGAGACCGCCGCCGCCCTGGACGCCTGGGTGAGCGAGCACCAGTTCGACCACTTCGACGCCTACGAGGAGGTAGTGGGGTCGTGCGTCCTGGTGTCCGACCTGCGCGCCGCCCTCGCTCCGCTGCTGGCCGAGGCGGAGGAGCGCGGCGCCCGGGAGGCGCTGGATTGGGCCGCCGAGCACCTGACGGACGGCATGACCTACGAGGACGTGGCCGCCCTGAACTCGTGGGCAGCCATCGTGGCCGCACAGGGCGTCATCCGCGCCCGCGCCGTGCAGATCGGAGGCGACCAGTGACCGCCGTCGACACCCGCCCCGTCGCGCCCGCGCCCGGCACGCCCGAGTGGCAGCGCCTGGTCACCGCGTCCAAGGTCGCCGCGATCCTCGGGCTCTCGCCCTGGGACTCGCCCCGCTCCGTGTGGCACGTCCTGCGCGGCGAAGTCCCCGCCGACGACGGCCGCAACGGCGACGTCAAGGCGCGCGGCCACTACCTCGAGGACGGCATCCTCCGCTGGTGGTGCGACCAGCACCCCGAGTTCGGGCACGTCAAGCGCCAGTTCTACCGCGAGCTCGGCACCTGGGCCGCCGCGACGCCCGACGGCGCCGCGTGGCGCACCCGGCCCGCCCGCTTCGCCCAGGTGCAGCCGCCCGAGGCCGTCGTCGACGCCAAGACCGCCCGCGACGACGACGAGTGGGGCGCCCCGGGCACCGACGAGGTCCCGGCCTACTACGCCGCCCAGATGCAGTGGCAGATGCACGTCACCGGCGCCCGCCGCGGCTACATCGCCCTGCTCACCACCCGCCTCGACTTCCGCGAGTACCGCCTCGACTACGACCCCGACACCGCGGCTGGGCTCGAGCAGATCGCGCACGACTTCTGGCTCTCCACCCAGGACCCGACCGCGGCGCCAGCGCTCGACGACCACGTCGCGACGTTCGACACCCTCAAGCGCCTCCACCCGCTGATCCAGCCCGACACCAGCGTCGAGATCTCCGAGACGGCCGCGCGCGAGTTCGTCGAGGCGCAGGCCGCGAAGAAGGCCGCCGAGGCCGCCGAGCGCGCCGCGAAGTCCCGCCTCCTGGAGGCCATGGGCTCAGCCCGCCTCGCCAAGTACGGCGACGTCGTCGTGGCGCGCCGCCAGGGCAACAAGACCGGCGTGTCCCTCGTGGGCGTCGCCAAGACCCTCACCGAACCGAAGGAGTGACCCCCCATGTCCACCGAGATCACCACCCGCGGGCCCGCCTCGGACCTGACCATCAAGGACGGGCAGGCGTTCTTCACCGAGAAGCAGGTCGCCGCCCTCCACCAGCTCGGCGTGTCCAACGCGAGCAACGCCGACCTGGCCGTGTTCTTCCACACCGCCACCCGCACCGGCCTGGACCCGTTCGCCCGGCAGATCTACATGATCGAGCGGCAGGGCAAGCAGACCATCCAGACCGGGATCGACGGGTTCCGGCTCGTGGCCCGCCGTGCGACTGACCGGGCCAAGGGCACGTTCGGGTACGAGGACACCCTGTGGTGCGGCGAGGACGGCCAGTGGAAGGACGTGTGGCTGTCGAACAAGGCGCCGGTCGCCGCGAAGGTCACGGTCCTGCGGGACGGCCAGCGCTACCCCGCGATCGCGCTCTACCAGGAGTACGTGGCGCTCAAGCGTGACGGGAAGCCGAACTCGATGTGGGCGTCCAAGCCGGCGCTCATGCTCGCGAAGTGCGCGGAGGCGCTGGCGCTGCGCCGCGCGTTCCCGCAGGACCTGTCGGACGTGTACTCGCCGGAGGAGATGTCGGCCGCCGTGCCCGTCGACGAGCCGGCTGAGCCGTCGCCGCGCTCGGGCTCGGCGAAGCTGGCGGCCGCGGTCGCTGGCCGCCGGGCCCCGCGTCCGGCCGGCCCGGCGGAGGAGGTCCACGACGCCGAGGTCGTCGAGGACGCGGTCGAGCGCGTCACGCCCGACCCGCAGGACCCCGCGGCCGGCGACGAGTTCGCCACCCCGGCGCCGAAGCCTGCAACGAACGCGCAGCGGTCCGCGCTGCTGGAGGCGCTGGCCGCCCGGCAGATCGCGGCGACCAAGCCGCAGGTGCTCGCGTTCCTGACCGCACAGCTCGGGCGTGAGGTGAGCGCGACCGACGAGCTGACCGCTGACGAGGTCGAGGGCCTGCTCATCGAGATCGGGCAGATGGAGGGCGCAGCGTGAGCGCCGAGCACATCGCCACCGCCCCTGACCGGGACCGCCCGGCGCCGACGACCGCCCAGGTGCGGAGCGCGTTCGTCGCGTGCCGCATGAACATCGACACCGTGCCGGTGACGCGCCGTGCCGCCGAGTCTGAGTTCGACGCGTGGCTCGCCCGCCACGACGCCGAGGTGGAGGCGCACGCCGCCCGAGAGGCGACGGAGCGCGCCGCTGTGACGGCCTGGACCGTGGGCATGGAGGACGGCCCCCGGATGGCTGAGGCGCGCGAGTACGGCTCGGCCATCGCCCGGGAGATCCGCGCCCGCGCTGAGAAGCCGGGAGGCCGCCGTGGCTGAGCGTGTGGAGCGGCTGACCAACGACGAGGTGCGTCGAGCGTTCATCTCCGCCCGTCGGTGGGTGGACGGTACGCGGTGGCGCGGCATGGAGGAGGAGGACGGCGCCCGGTTCGACCGCTGGCTCGCCCAGGTCGAAGCCGAGGCGGAGGCGCGCGGCGCCCGGGAGGCGATTGCCAAGGTGCTCGCCGAGCAGATCACCTCCGGCGGCATCCGCTCTGCGGTCGTGCCCGTGGCCGCCATCGAGGCGGTGGCCGACCGATGACCGCCGACGTGATGCAGCGGCTCGCGGAGATGCAGGCACAGGCCGAGCGAGTTCACCGCTTCGGTGGCATCGAGCAGGAGGTGGCAGACGACGTGCGCGGTCTCGTGGCGTTCGCCCGCGAGGTGCTGGCGCTGGCGGACGAGCGCGACCCGACGGTGTCCGGCTCGCTGCTCGTGCGGGAGGTCCGCAACATCGCCGCGACGACGCTGGGCGGTGAGGGCCGTGGCTGACGCGACCCCGCTCGACCGCGCGGCCAAGGAGGCGTACCTCTCCCGCTGCGGCTACCACGAGGGCGCCGCAGTCCTGTGGGGCGGCACCACCGACGCCGTGCGTGAGTCCTGGGTGGAGTTCGTGCGCCCGATCCTCACCGCCGCGCTCGACGTCGAGGAGATGGCCCTTCTGGTCTTGGCGACCAAGCCAATCGACCTGGACGAGTCTGACGCCCGCGAGCTGGCCGAGGCCCTGCGCGCGCACCTGCTGCGGGAGCGGCCATGAAGCCCTGGACCCTCACCTGGGCCCAGGCCGAGGCCCTCCGCCACGAGTACGCCGCCACCCACGGCGACACCCCCACCATCACCGCCACCCGGCGTGCCCTGCTCGAGCAGGCCGCCGCCGGCATGGACGGCAAGCACCGACCACCCCGGCAGCCGTCCGTCCGCCGTCAACGCGTCATCGAGCTGCGCGCCGCGCGCGACCGCATCGACGCCCGACTCATCGCTCTGGGCGCCCGCCCCGGGCCCTCCACCCGCACCGCCTGAAAGGGACCATCACCATGGCCGGAGAGACCACCATCACCGTCGTCGGCAACCTCGTCGCGGACCCGGAGCTGCGGTTCACGCCGTCCGGCGCCGCGGTCGCGAACTTCCGCATCGCGTCCACGCCCCGCACGTTCGACAAGCAGGCCAACGAGTGGAAGGACGGCGAGAGCCTGTTCCTCGCCTGCTCGGTCTGGCGGGAGGCCGCCGAGAACGTCGCCGAGTCCCTGACGAAGGGCATGCGCGTCATCGTCCAGGGCCGCCTCACCCAGCGGTCCTACGAGACCCGCGAGGGCGAGAAGCGCACCGTCGTCGAGCTGCAGGTGGACGAGGTCGGACCGTCGCTGCGCAACGCGACCGCCAAGGTCACCCGCGCCCAGCGCGCCGGCGGCAGCAGCGGCGGCCAGCGCGCGGCCGGCGGCCAGCAGAACGACCCGTGGGCCACCGGTGGTGGCGGCGGGTTCGCGACCGACGAGCCGCCGTTCTGATGGGCGGCTACCTGTTCCTCGCGCACGCGAGCACCGCGCACCCGCCTGCGGTCATCGTGTCGGTTCCGCCGGCCGAGGGTGGTGCCGCATGACCCGACCAGCCGCACCCGCGCACCAGGCCACGGCCGCCGTGCGCGAGCACGCCGCGCTCGGCGACGTCCGGCACCTGCTCCGCGCGCTCGAGCGGACCCTGCCCGGCACGCCCCGGCACCAGGAGCTGCTGACAGAGCTTGAGCAGGCCCGGTCACGGCTCTCTGCGGCGAGGGAGGCCCGCGCATGACCGCCCTCGACGTCGGCGCCATCGCCGACCGCTACACGCGCGCGCTCGACTCGAAGCCGGGCAAGGGCCCAGTCACGGAGAAGGGGGTCGCCGCCCTGCAGGACTCGGTGTGCGACGTGCCCGACTTGCTGGCCGCCCTGGCCGCCAATCACGACGTCGAGGCGCACGCCCGGCTCGCGATGATCCGTGAGTACGCCACCGGCCTGCTCGACGCCCGCATGGTCGACGCCAGCGTGACCGCCACCGACCTGCTCACCCTCCTGAACACGCCCGTCGAGGAACTGCGGGCCGAGGCAGGTGACGACGATGCCTGAGCGCATCCAGCTGCGCCGCACGAAGGGTTGGCGCAAGCCCGAGGGCGCGATCGTCGTCACCCGTGGCACGAAGTGGGGCAACCCCTTCGTCATCACCCACGTCGTCCCTACGGAGTGGTGGGTCATGGACGTGAAGTACGCAGACGCCACGTCCGCGCACGAGGCGTCCGTCGACCGATACCGCGAGTACCTCCCGACCGTCCCCGACCTGGACGTGACGGAACTCGCCGGCCACGACCTCGCCTGCTGGTGCCCGCTCGACCAGCCCTGCCACGCCGACGTGCTCCTCGAGCTCGCGAACGGCGGTGCCTCGTGACCGCCCTCGACGTCGACCTGACCCTCACCGTCGGCTGCGCTGCCGACGGCTGCACGCGACCAGCCGTCGTGGCCGGCCGGACGATCTGCCCCGGCCGCCACCCCTCCCAGCCCGTCTGCGGCATCCACCAGGCCCAGCTCATCGCCGGGTGGATCGACGTCGCCCTCTCCCCGGAAGGCGTCGTCGTCTGTGACGAGCACGAGTACCAGCTGCCGATGCCGCCGGTCGAGTGGCGGGTGATCTGATGCCCGCTGCCGTCGCCGACGTCGTGGCGCTCGACGTCGACCTGAACGCGCACGTCGGCTGCGCCTACCCCGACGACGCCTGCGCGCAGCCCGGGACCTGGGTCGAGACCCGGTCCTGTTGCCGGCGCAACCGCACCCTCTGCCTGGCCCACGCCGACGAGCTTGAGCGGCGCTGGGACGAGTGGGCCGAGACTGCCCGACTCGTCCGCACCGCCGTGGTCGTCTGCGCATGGTGCGACACCAAGCCCATGCCCAGACCCACCTGGCGCCCCCTCTGAACGACCAGACCAACCGGAGAGACATGACCACCACCACCGCACCCCAGCAGACCCCGACCGAGCAGATCCTGCGCGGCACGCCCGAGGAGCGCGCCGCGTACACCGAGCGCGTCGGGCCCGCCAAGGTCCGCGCCGACCTCGCCGCTCTGCAGGCCAAGCTCAAGGACCAGCGCACCATCAAGGGCGCCCTCGTCCAGGCCGGCGACCTCGACCCCAAGGACCACGCCCGCTGGCTCGCCGGGCAGACCGCCTACGAGATGCACGTCAAGACCTGGATCGCCGAGCTCAACGAGCAGTACCCGCCGGTGGCGCGCACCGAGGACGAGCAGCGCGCGTTCCGCAAGCGCGCGACCCGCCACCACTTGCAGACGATCGACACGCTCGCCATGGCCATCAACGCCTACCTCGAGGACGAGGACGCCTCGGAGGACCTGCTGGAGGATGCTCTGGACCAGGCGACCCTGTTCCTCGGGGACCGACCAGCCGTGACCGTCCGCGACGCCCTCGCCCAGGGCTTCATCCCCCACGAGCAGGGGCGGTGAGCGCCATGACCGCGGACCTGTTCACCGCCGCCGAGCCTGTCCCGGCCAAGCCGTCTGACCGGGCGGTCACCGAGGACCTGATGGCGCGGCTCAAGCGGCACTACATCAAGCCCGGTGCGCCCCTGCCCGGCGGCGTCTTCGTCCCCGAGGTCGGGCAGAACGGCTCGTGGGGTCGCGGCCGCCGCTGCGACGCGATCTACGTCGGCTTCACCGGCACCAGCGGGCGCCTGCTCGTCGGCCACGAGGTCAAGGCCTCCCGCGCCGACTGGCTCACCGAGCTGGCCCAGCCCGGCAAGGCCGACACCTGGGCCGACGAGTGCCACGAGTGGTGGCTCGTCACCGTCCCTGGCGTCGTGCACGACGGCGAGCTCCCGGACGGGTGGGGCCTCATGGTGCCCGGCCGGTCCAAGACCCGCATGCAGGTCGTCACGCCGGCTCGCCGCAAGCCCGCCGACCACCGGCCGTCGTGGGACGCCGTGCGCTCGGTCATCGCCCGACAGGACACCCTCCGACAGGACGCGATCCGAGAGGGCATCGCGGCCGGCACGGCGAAGGTCTACGAGGCCCAGGAGGCCCGCGTCCAGGATCTGGTGGAGCAGCGGCTGCGCGCCCGCGGCGACGTCGAGTCCATCAGCGCCGAGCTCGACCGCATCCGCCGTGCCCTCGGCGTGACGCGCGTCCTGCCGTCGGAGGAGCGCGCCTTTCGCGACAGCGAGTGCACCGAGGCCGACCTGGCCGACGTCGCCGCGCTCCTGCGTCACCACGGCACGCTCGCTGAGGCCGCCTGGGGCCTGGTCTCCCGGTACGGCGAGCACCCGTTCATGCAGCTCCGCCGCGCTGTCGACGCGGTCGATCGTGCGCGTCAGGCCGTCATCAACTCGATCCGGGAGGGCAGTGCCCATGGCTCGTGAGTACGCCCAGCTGCGCCCCGCCATGTGGGCGGACGACGACTACACGGACCTGTCGTTCGGTGCCCAGTGGCTGTACGAGTACCTCCTGACGTCGCCGTCCCTCACGTTCGCCGGCGTCGCCGACTGGCGCCCCGGACGCATCGCGCAGGCCGCGAAGGACGCCACCCCCGCGTTCGTCGAGGCCGCCGCCGGCGAGCTCCAGGCCGGGCAGTTCATCCTGATCGACCGGACCACCGAAGAGGTCTTGATCCGGTCGTTCGCCAAGCACGACGGGCTCCTCAAGCAGCCGAAGATGGCCGTCGCGTTCGCCAAGGCTGTCGAGGCCATGTCGTCCAAGACGCTGCGGCAGGTGCTCGTCGGGCAGCTCGTGCGGCTGCGGAAGTCGGCGCCGGACCTGCGGGCGTGGGACGTGCCGGCCGTGTCCGAGCTGCTGGACCGGAGGGCGCTGTCGTTCGACGAGGGGGCCGCGGTCCTGGCCGAGTCGAACCCTACGGTTTACCCATCGGTTTACCCTTCCGGTTCCCCTTCGGGTTCCGCGATGCCGGAGGGTACGGGTTCCACATCGGGTTACCCACCGGTATCACCAGCACCTACACCAGCACCTCAGCACCAGGCACCCCAGAGGTCTACGACCTCTGGTCAGGGCGCGGCTGACGCCGCGACGACGACGGCGCGCAAGCCTGCGGCGAAGAGGGGCACCCGGATCCCGGACCCGTTCCCGGTCACGACCGAGATGGTCGCCTGGGCGCGTGCCGAGTGCCCGGGCCTGGACCACAAGCGAGTCACGGACGCGTTCGTGGACTACTGGCGGGCCAAGCCCGGGCACCAGGGGATCAAGCTCGACTGGGTGGCGACGTGGCGCAACTGGCTGCGGCGCGAGGCCGAGTCGCAGGGCTTCCGGCCGGGGCCGGCCAGCGTGTCCGCGGCGGCGGCCGGGGCTAGGCCGGTGTCGGAGGTCGACCCCTACGGGTTCGGTCCGGGCATCCGGTGTGCTCACGGCACGACGTTCCACGACCCTGAGTGCGAGAGGTGCGAGGCCGAGAAGGCTGCTCGCCGGGCCGCCCGGAAGGCCGGTGGGGCGTGACGACCATGACGGCGGACCACGCCCTGGTCGGGCTGGCGCTGCTGCACCACGACGTCGTCGACGACGTCGCCGTTCAGGCGGACGACTTCACCGACCCCCGGTGCAGCGCCGTGTGGGCCACGATGCGGAACCTGCGCGCCGCGGGACAGCCGACGGACCCGCTGACGGTCTTGGCGGCCCTGCCTGGCGATGTCCGCGGCGTGGACGGGCCGTGGCTGGCCGACCTCGTGGGCGCGGCTCCCGTGCGGGCACTGGCCGACCACCACGCCCGCCTGGTCATGGAGTCCGCGACACGCCGGCGTCTCGCTGAGACGGCAGCGCGCATCCGGCAAGGCGTCGACGAGAACGTCCCGGCGGCGGACCTGGTCGAGATGGCTCGCGGGTGGATCGACAGCACCTCCCGCGACATCACGACGTCCACCGGGTACCTCGGCGAGCACCTGTCCGAGTTCGTCGACCAGCTCGACAGCAAGCCGGACGCGGTGCCCACCCCGTGGGCTGACCTGAACCACCTCATCGGCGGGTGGCGGCCCGGGTGCATGTACGTCATCGGAGCGCGACCCGGCGCCGGCAAGACGCTCATGGCCGTGCAGGCCGCCCTGGGCCTGGCCGAGCACGGGCACGTCGCGGTCAACAACCTCGAGATGTCGAAGTTCGAGGTCGACGCGCGGATCATCGCCCAGACGGCCCGCGTGAACCTCGGGGCGCTGATCGACCACCGGCTCACCGAGGACGACTGGGCGAAGGTCGCCAGGGTCCTGCCAGCCGTGCAGGCGCTCCCGCTGTCGATCATCGACGACCCGCGCGTCACCACCACCGACGTGCGGTCCCACGCGCGCACGGTCGCCCGGCGGGGCAAGCTCGCCGCGGTCGTCGTGGACTACATCCAGCTCATGCGCGACCCCTCCGGCGGAAGGCGCATGCGGTCGGAGGTCGTGGCGGAGTTCTCCCGCGACCTCAAGATCCTCGCCAAGGAGCTCCACGTCCCGGTCCTGGTGCTGGCGCAGCTCAACCGCGGCCCCATGGGCCGTGCCGGGGCCAAGCCGATGATGTCGGACCTCAAGGAGTCCGGCGCGCTGGAGCAGGACGCGGACGTGGTGATCCTCCTGTCGGAGAACCCGGACCACCCGGAAGAGACGCTGACGATCGTGGACAAGAACCGCTGGGGGGCCAAGGGCGAGTTCCAGCTGATCAAGCGCGGCCACTACGCGCGTCTGGACAACTACCAGCACGACCTCCGCTGAACCGTCACCCGCTCATGCTCCATGTTCGGCGTTGCAACATTCGGTGATACTCGGTAATGTCACTGGTGTTCCACCACCACCACAGAACCTGGAGCACCGAATGTCCACCGACGGACCCACCTCCTTCCAGACCGCGATCCTGGCCGGCCTGTCCAACAAGTCGTCCCGCGAGATCTACCAGGGCACCGTGCCCGCCCACGCCAAGGCCCGCCGCCGGGCCGCCAACAAGGCGGCCCGCCGAGCCCGTGCCGTGAACCGGGGGCGCTGACCATGGGCCGCACCATCACCGTCGAGCACGGCGGCAAGACCTACGGCGGCCAGGTCGGCACCATCGAGTCGACCACGTTCGGCACCACGGACCACGGCATCGTCACCGCGATGCTCCACGTCAAGTTCGACGGCGGGGGCATCGGTGTCGGCGGCATGGTCCTCGACACGCCCCGCAAGGACGAGGTCGGCAAGAGCCTCGGCCGCGAGGGCTCCGCCTACGGGCTCGACCTCCTGATGTGGATCATGCGCACCGTCGGCGTCGACCGGTGGGAGAAGCTGCCCGGCAAGCAGGTCATCGTCCTGTTCGACGGCGGCAGGTCCTCCTACCTCGGCAGCACGTCGGTGGGCATCGCGCACATCACCGACGAGCGCGAGGTCCTCATCCTCGACGACCACGCCAAGACCTGGCGCGAGCGTGAGGAGGCGGCCCGATGACCGCCCCATCCGGCTACGTCGCCCGGCACCTCGGCGCTCCTGCCCCGAGCACGGACGACAGCCCCACGGCGTACCCGCACGCCAAGGTGCGCGAGCAGGTCGCCGAGGTCGTCGCCAGCCACCGCGGGCGCATCCTCGCCAAGGGTCGCGGTCTGGCCACGGGCACGTTCTACTCCCCGCAGCCCGTCGAGAACCGGCGCCCCGTCGAGCGCCCGCGGCACGAGGCGCCCGTCGCCGTCCGCCTGGCGCAGGTGCTTCGCCGCGACCTGGCCGACGTGCTGACCCTGCCGTCCGCCAGCGCGCCCGACGTGCTGCGCGAGCTCGCCCTCGCCAGGGTGTCCGGCCTGCTGGCGGACGCGGCCCCCCGAGGGAGCGCAGCATGACCGCCCCGCTCGACCGCGCCACCGCGGCACTGCTCGACCCGGCCCACATCACCGACGAGGACGCCGCCCGCGCTGTCCTGTCCGCCGCGCTCGACGACATCGACGAGATCGCGCGGGTGCTCCTCATGGTGACCCAAGGCGAGGGCGTCTCGCCTGAGTACGCGTGGTCGGTCCAGGACCCCGAGGTGCAGGAGGAACTCCTCGCCCAGGCCGAGGCCGTGCGCGCGTACCTGCTGGGCGGTGAGGGCCGATGAAGCACCTGCCCGAGACCCAGTACGACGGCGCCCGCGCCCGCTGGGCACACCGCCACGACGCCCTGGCCGAGGCCGAGCGCACCGGCGGCATCGTCCAGATCACCGGCCCGCGCTCCGCCGGCATCGCCGGTGAGGTCGACGCCCTGTCCCCGGCTGCCATCCCGACCACCGGCCGCCACGAGACGCTCTTCACCCGCCCGGACGCGGCGACAGTGCTCGGCCCGCAGGCCGTGCCGGGCAACTCGCTCGTGCAACTCGACGCCCACGAGGACGCCGTGCGCGCCGTGCTCGACGCCACGGCCGCGCTGGCGCGGGACCTGCGCGAGATGGACCGCACTGGCGCCGTCACCCTGGACACCTGGCCGGCGGCCCGCAGCCTCATCGCCGCCCACGACCGCCTGGCGGAGGTGCAGTCATGACCGCCCTCACGCTCGGCGCCCGGGTCCGCATCCACGCCGGGCAGTACGTGCCCCGCTCCGTGATCGGAGCGCACGGCACCGTCGCCGAGGAGCTCGCCACCAACTGGCGCGGCCAGCACTTCACCTACTACCAGGTCGACGTCGACGGTCAGGGGCGGTGGGCCTTCGAGGCCCACGAGCTCCAGGCGCTGGACCCGGCCGGCGAGGTGGTGCCCGCTCCCGCCCCGCCGGCTGGCACCACCGAACTCCCGCCCGGCCTCCAGCACACCCTCGACAAGGCCGCCGAGCGGTCCCGCGTCGCCGAGGAGACCGCCGAGGCCGCCGTCGCGTTCATGCACGCCTTCACCAGCCGTGGCTTCGACTACGTCCTGATCGCCGACCTGAACGCTGCGGCGCAGCGGTGGGAGGCGGTGCGCTGATGAGCCGCTATCCCGACCCGGAGGGCCGCGAGGCGTTCCTCGCCGCGCTCGAGTACGGCGTGAGCCCGCTTGTGCCGCGCGACCGGCCGCCGGTGCGTCCGGCCGCCACCCAGACCAGCACGACCCAGAGCACCGGAGGTGCCGCATGACCCGCCACGCCCACATCACCCACATCGACCCGCCGCAGGGGGGTGCGTCGAAGTGAGCGAGGTCCGTTACCTGCGCCGTGGAGACACGGTGGTGACCATCCCGGTCAAGTACGCCGACGAGGCCGAGAAGTACATCACCGAGGGGGGCTACACCGAGGTCCAGGTCGTCCCGCTCGACGCCATCGTGATCCGGTGCGAGGACCTGCCGGAGGTGAAGCCGCTGCGAGGCGGGGGCCACACGGCAGGCACGGCGACCCGCTCGTTCGGCAGCGCCGAGGACTACATGCAGTACGCGCTCTCCGCCCTCGCCATCGCCGTGCACCTCCGCGAGCACCCGCCCGTGGACGAGGCCCAGGTGCAGGCGCTGAGCGGCGTCCTGGAGGAGGTCGCGACGCTCCTCAAGGCCGAGTACCGGCCCGAGGTCGCCCGCCGTCTCGCCGAGCGCGGCGTCCGCGTGGAGGTGTCGAAGTGATCCCCCAGTACGCGAAGAGCACGGACCGGGACGTCATCGCGGCCGTCCAGCGCAACGAGCAGGGCCGCATCGACTTCCGCGTCCAGGCGCGCGCGTTCGCGCAGAAGTACAGCGCCGCCGAGAAGCCGGCCACCTGGATCCACTCCTGGGCTGGCAGCTACAGCCTCACCGGCATCGCCGGGCCGGCCAAGGACGGGCACGGCCGGTGGACCAAGCCAGATCACCAGGGAGCGACCAAGCCGTTCAAGAACAACCCGCTCCACACCGAGTTCACGGCAGTCCGCTTCCGGGCCGAGAAGGTCCCCGGCATCGACGAGGGCGGCTACGTCACGGGCTACCGCGACTTCTCCACGATCATGCACACCCCGATCCTGTTCGTGCAGGACGGCGTCGCCTACATGGGTCTCGGCGGCATCCCGCTCTCCGACCAGTCCGGCGGCTGGGGCAAGGGCGAGTTCGACGCCGACCTCTGGGCGGAGATCCTCGCGTCCGAGTGGCACGCGGCCAAGGAGGCCCACACGGGCGAGGCGGTGAAGCCATGACCGCCGTCGAGCAGACGGACCCGCAGGCGCTCGACCTCGACGCCATCGAGGCCCGCGCGACGGCGGTCGACGCCGCCCTCGCCGAGGTCGACCGCCGGGACTCCGCGGACGAGAACTACGCCGTCAGCATGGTCCCGAGCCTCGTGAGCAACGCCGTGGACGAGTCACAGGCTGACGTCCCTGACCTTGTCGCCGAGCTCCGCCGTGCACGCACCGCTCTGGACGCCCTCGGCACCGAGCGCAACGCGTGGGCACGGCAGATGGCCGACCTGCGCGACGACCTCGACGCCGCACGCCAGGAAGCCGCCGAGGAGCGGGCCCGCCGCGCGGCAGCCGAGACCGAGCGCGACGTGCTCACCGCCAACGTGCACGAGATCGCCGCCGAGGCCAGCGCTGACATCCCGCAGGACGTCGGCAACGCCACCGCGCACCTCATCGCCCAGCGCCTGCGCGAGGCGCTCGCCAGGGCGGAGACCGGCCAGTGATCGGGAACCCCCACATCGTCGCTGCCGAGCGCACGCTCGACGGCCTCGGCTCCGCCCAGTCCGCCACGCTCATCGCGGCCAAGGCCCAGGTCTCCGCCACCCTCGCCATCGCCCACGAACTCCGCACCCGCAACCTGCTGGAGCTCATGCAGTGGGAGGCGTCGGTCGGTGCCGTGCCGAACACCGTGCACGACGTGGTTCGGGCGCGCCTGGCCGAGCCAGCTCAGGGCGGTGAGGGCGCATGAGCCACGACACCCACGTCTCCGTGAAGACCGGCCTCGCCCGCGAAGGCGGCTGGCTCTACACCGCCCGCGCCCACTGCAGCACCTGCGGCTGGGCGGGCCCTCACCACCAGCACCGCAAGCGCACCCTCGCGGCGCAGTCGGCGCACACCGACCTCCGCAACCACGAGGAGGCCCGACCGTGACCGCCCCGTACTACGCGGACGAGCACGTGACGCTCCACCACGGCGACTGCCTCGAGGCGACCGCATGACGACCGTCCGGGCCGCCACCTACCTCGGCGCCCCCCAGTACCTCGTCGACACCGAACACACCTGCCACGGCCGCGGCTGCACCCGCCAGCTCGTCCTCGACCGACGCGTCCGCCTCAACGACGGCACCTACCGCCTCGAGGGGCTGCGCCACGACGGCACGGCCATCCACGTCTACATCGACCGCACGGAGACCCCAGCATGACCGCGAACCTCACGATGACCGACCTGTTCTGCGGCGCCGGCGGCAGCTCCACCGGAGCCGTCTCGGTGCCCGGTGTGCAGGTGCGCCTGGCCGCGAACCACTGGGACAAGGCCATCGAGACCCACAACACGAACCACCCCGACGTCGACCACCTGCAGGCCGACATCTCGCAGACGGACCCCCGCTACGTGCCGCACACCGACATGCTGTGGGCGTCCCCCGAGTGCACGAACCACTCCCGAGCCAAGGGCCGCAAGGCCGCGCCGATCCAGCCGGACCTGTTCGGCGACGTGCTGCCCGACGCAGCGGCCGAGCGCTCGCGCGCGACCATGTGGGACGTCGTGCGGTTCACCGAGGCACACGACTACCGCGCCGTGCTCGTGGAGAACGTCGTCGAGGTCGTCGACTGGTCGAGCCCGACCGGGACCCGCGGCGGCCTGTTCCAGGCGTGGCTCGGCGCCATGCACTCCATGGGCTACCGGCACCGCATCATCAGCCTGAACTCCATGCACGCCTCCGCGATGGGCCTGCCGGCCCCGCAGTCGCGCGACCGGGTGTACATCGCGTTCACGAAGGAGGGCGAGCGCGCCCCGGACTTCGAGCGCATGCAGCGGCCGAAGGCGTGGTGCCCGCGCTGCGAGACCACCGTCGAGGCCATGCAGTGGTGGAAGAGGGGCGACGGGCAGACCCGGCCCGGCCGGTACCGCTCCCAGTACCTCTACCGGTGCCCGTCGAGCTCGTGCCGCAACGAGGTTGTCGAGCCGTACTGGATGCCCGCGAGCTCGATCATCGACTGGTCCAACCCCGGCCAGCGCATCGGCGACCGGGACAAGCCGTTGGCGGAGAAGACCATGCGCCGCATCCAGGTCGGCATCGAGCGCTACTGGGCGCCCCTGCTGGTCGAGAACGGCGGCAACCCCTACGACGCCGCCGACCCGCGGCACCCGCGCCACGGCGACCCGAACTCCTACTACCGGGCGTGGCCGCTGTCCGAGCCGACGCAGACCATGCACACCCGCGAGTCCAAGGGCATCGCCCTGCCCCCGCTGGCGGTGCCTGTCGAGGGCCGCGAGGGCAAGGAGGCGCGCATCGCCGCCGAGGCCATGCGCACGATGACGACCCGCACCGAGACGGGCTTCGCGTTCCCGCCGTTCCTCGCCGAGCTCCGTGGTGGCGGGTCCGTGGCCCGGCCGGCGTCCGAGGCGCTGGCGACTGTCACCGCCTCGGGGAACCACCACGGGCTCGTCGTCCCGTCCGGCGGCACGTGGAACGAGGACGCCCGTCCGACCGTGGGCCCCATGCCGACCATGCTCACCCGGGAGGCCTACGCGCTGATCCACCGGAACAACGGCGGCGGCGCCGAGATGACCACGCCCGCGTCCGAGCCCGTGCGCACCGTCACCACCGCCGGCCACCAGTCGGTGCTGCAGGCGGAGCGGCCCACCATCGAAGTCGAGGACGTCCGGTTCCGCATGCTCGAGCCCGACGAGATCAAGCGCGCCATGGCCTTCCCCGGCGACTACGTCATGGTCGGCAACCGGCGCGAGCAGGTGAAGCTGAGCGGCAACGCCGTGACGCCCCCGGCCGCGCGCGACCTCATCGCGTGCGTGGTCGAGGCCATCACTGGCGAGGCGGTGGCCGCGTGAGCCAGCCGGGCACGCTGCCGCGGATGGACGTGTGGCCGGAGGGCTTCACGCCCCGCCGGTGGCTGACGTTCGACGAGCAGGCGCAGGCGTTGTGCTCCCAGACCGACCCTGACGCGTTCTTCCCCGAGCAGGGCGGGTCCTCGCGGGCGGCCAAGCAGGTCTGCGCTCAGTGCCCGGTGCGGGAGGCGTGCCTGACCGTCGGCCTGACCCGCGGTGAGCGCGACGGCGTGTACGGCGGCACCACGCGGCGCGAGCGAGAGCGGATGTGGAAGAACCCGCCGGCAGGCGCGCGGCGCCCCGCCGACGGCGAGGAGCTCGTGGCGGCGTGACCCGGCAGCGGGTGAAGAGCGGCCGGACGGCGCCCCCGAGGTGTCCCCGAATGCTCTTCACCCGCTGTTTCACCCGCTGCGACTCGCAGATTCAGGGGGGTACCGGCACAGTGCCGGGCGCGGGCCGCAGCAGGGCGGACCGCGGACAGGACAGGAGACGCGTCATGAGGCGCGAACGGCCGCCGAACACCGTGCCCGACCCGTCAGGCACCAGCAGGTGCAGGGGCGGCACCTGCCGACCCCGCCGGGGCGGCAACTGCTGCACTTCTCGGCCCTCAGTGGGTGAAAACGTTCCGGTCACGGCCGGGACCTGCGGGAAGACCCCCGGGCGGGTGACCAGGACAGACGCTGCACCGGGCTCTACAGTGTCGCGTGTCACCTGCTCGTTCGAACATGTGTTCGACACGCCATGACGAAGGGACACGCCAACAGCACCCCCGACCCGACATACGATCCCTCCACCAGAAGGACAGAAAACGGCCCGCACCCCACAGACTCCGGCCAAGAAGACGAGGGGTACGGGCCGCTGAAAACCACTCCCGAAGGAAGGCAACTGCCAGTGTCACACAATGATGTCAGCAGTCGCTCTGTGACGTCCGTGTTCCAGCCGCTGACTGTAGCGGACTACCAGCGGCGCATCGCCGTGGCCATGCTCGCCCTGACCGCGAACGACAACCCAGAGCTGGCCCGCATCCGGGCCATCGAGGCGCTCATGGGCACGACGTGCGACGACCGGATGTCGCTCTCGTAGAGCCGAAACCAGCCCCAGGGCACGACAGAGGCCCGAGACTCCGTTGAGCTTCATTGCTGCGGGTCTCGGGCCTCGGTTCGTTCCGGGCGCGGCGAACGCTTCGGCCTGCCCCAAGGGGTGCGCGCGCAGGCCTGGTGGTGCCATTCGATTGAGTTGCGTCTGTCGCGTCCACGACATGGTGGTGGACGCGGCCTGATCAGCCGGTGCATGCCCTGAACGTAACGCAACAAATCGGAACGTGTCACCTCGACAGCGGGTGAAATGGGGTACCAACATTCGGGAACATGCAGTAATGTGGGGCACATGGCCGCACGAACCGCACTCGACGACCTGCACCAGGCAGCCTCCACCGTCGACAGCGACACCACCAAGCTGCGGCACTCGCGCGCCGTGCGCGACCACCACGTCATCCGCGCCCACGCCGAGGGCTACTCCCGAGAGGCCATCGCGCAGGCCGCGCACCTGTCCGGCCCGGGCGTCCAGAGGATCCTCGCACGCGCCGGCGTCACCAACCCGCGCCTGAGCCGCCGACCCCGGCAGGCCGCATGAGCACCGCGACCTGGGCCGGCGCCCTGATGCTCGCCGTGCTCGCGCTCTACGCCGCCTGGGACCAGAAGCGCAGGCGGCCATGAAGGTCGTCGGCCTCGACCTGTCCCTGACCTCCACCGGCGTCGCCGTCGTCTGGGCAGCCCCCCGCGCGGGCCACCTCGCCCAGGTTGACCGCATCCGCACCAGCCCCGCCGGCGACACCTACCCGGCCCGCTGGTCACGCCTGCGCGACATCGTCGACGAGGCCATGGCGTGGGTGTCCGACGACACCGACCTCGTCGTCCTCGAGGGCCTGGCCTACGCCTCCAAGAGCCCGCACGCCACCGAGCGCGCTGGCCTGTGGTGGATGCTCGCCCACCGCCTCCTCGTCAACGACCACCGGCTCGCCGTCGTCACGCCCTCCGCCCGCGCCAAGTACGCCACGGGCTCTGGCGCGGCCGGCAAGGACACCGTGCTCGCCGCGGTCGTGCGCCGCTACGTCGACGTCGACGTCACCGGCAACGACGAGGCCGACGCGCTCGTGCTGGCCGCCATGGGCGCCCGCGCCCTCGGCCGCCCGATCGACGAGCTCCCCAAGAACCACCTCGACGCCATGGCCAAGGTCGCCTGGCCCGAGGGTCTCGCCCAGCCGTGCCCGGCCGGGATCACCACCGAGAGCAAGGACTGACTCATGACCGACCGCATCGAGACCACCGCCGCCCTGGACGCCCTGGCGGAGACGGTGAGCGACTGGCTCGCCGGGAGCCCTGCGGCGCACCACGGGCGCGACAACCTTGACGAGGGCTACTCGTACATCGAGGTGTACCGCGAGGACCAGTGGAACGCGTTGTCGCGCCACATAGCAGTGCGCGTACACGGCGCCCTGGCCGAGGCGGAGGCGCGCGGCGCCCGGGAGGCGACCGAGCGCGGACTGCGCGACGTGGCAGCCGTGGTCGACGCGGTGCTGGCCGTGGTGACGAAGCACGAGCGCTCCGGCGCCCAGGCACGAGCCGCTGGCGAGATCGTGTACCCCGTGCTCGTGGGTGCGGTCTGCGAGGAGATCCGCGCCGCGCTGGTGCCCCGCGCCGAGCAGGCTGGGGGCGACCGTGGCTGAGCCGCACGTCATGACCCTGGACGAGCTCGAGACCATGATGGTCCGGGTCGTCGCGAGCATCGACGCTGACGATCCGCAGGCCGCGGTCGCCGCTCTGAAGTTCGACCCGTGCCGGACGAACGTCGGCATGACCATGCGCGCCCTCGCGCTCTCCGCTGGCGTCATCCTCCGCAACGCCACCAACGCCCGCTTCGGCGCCGGCGCCACCTTCGCGAGGCCGTCCTTCGACCAGGACGCACCCGAGCACGCCTACTGGGCAGGCCGCATGTTCGCCGTCGCCATCAACGACGACAGAGACACCCTCGACGCCCTCGTCGAAGCCTGCCTCGACCGTGTCGACGAGCTCCCGGAGCCCGACGGCGCCGCCATGGGCAGCAGCGTGGTCTTCGCGCTCGTGCAGGCTCTCGCAGCCGCCCTCATCCAGCTCCGCGCCGAGCAGGCGGGAGGCGACCGATGAGCGGCCTCCTGTACGGCTACGACTGGCTGCTCAACCGCGCCGGCATCGACCCCGAGAAGGCGGAGCACGCCGCACACCTGGACGACCAGGGCTCCGACCCCGAGTGCATCTACTGCCGGGGCGGTGCGCGATGAGCGCCGACGTGATGCAGCGGCTCGCGGAGATGCAGGCGCGAGCGGACGCAGCGACCGACGGGCCATGGCACCGGGACCGGACGGCCTTGGGTGCGTGCTACCTCATCTCGGTACGCGCTCCCGGCCTGACGGTGGCGGATGGGCTCCGCAAGCCCGACGCCGAGTTCATCGCGCACGCCCGCGCTGACGTGCCCGCGCTGCTGGCGTTTGCCCGCGAGGTGCTGGCGCTGGCGGATGACAAGCAGCGTCATCGCTTCGAGCCGGGCTACGTGGACCGCGACGACATCCACGCCCTCGCCGCGACGTACCTGGGCGGTGAGGCGTGATGGAGACCGTCGCCCTGTGGATCGTGACTGTCGTCGGATTCGTCGGCCTGCTCTACCTCGCGTCGATCCTCGCCCGGCTCGCATGGGACGGGTGGGAGGCGCTGCTGCGCCGCCTGCGCCCCGCCCGCGTGCCCGAGCACCGACAGGCCGACCTGGCGGAGACCGTCGCCACCGCCCGGAGCGCGTGGCGCATCTGGCTCCCCGGCCTGTTCATCGTCGTGATGCCCGAGGCGTCGCGGAAGCCCAAGGGCGGTGAGGGCCGATGACCGCCCGCGTGAACGGCCGCACCGCGCTCACCCGCGACGACGTGCTGGGCATCGTGGCGGAGGCTCTGGGGCTCTACCACGGCGAGGCGGAGAGCGCAGCCATCGCGGAGACCGTCGTGGCCGACCTGGAGGCCGAGGGCGTGCAGCACGAGGGGTGGGGCGCATGACCGCCCACACGCACACTGAGCACGTGCCCGGCTGCTACCGCTGCGACCTGTCCCGCGACGAGGTGACCGCCCCCGAGCGCGACGCCGTGGAGGTGGTCAAGGCCGCGTTGCGCGACCGGCCCGCCATGACCTACGGGGTGTCGGACCTGATCCTCGACAGCATCTCCGCCGCCGTCGTGGCCGCGCTCACCCAGGCCGGGCATCTGGGCGGGCAGGCGGAGGCGTACACCGTCGGCCAGATCAGCGAGGCGTTCGCCAAGCACGCCAGCGCCGACGGCTGGGGTGTCCCCGCGTTCTACGAGGGCGGCTTGCTCAGCGCGCTCCGAGGCGAGTTCGACCGCCAGCCCGGCACCGACGAGAAGCCCTCGCCCTGCGAGGGCGTCGGCGGCATCCCCTGCACGCTGCCCGACGGACACGAGCCGCCGTGCCACGAGCCCGGCACCGACGAGCGCCGCGACCCCGGCCACGACCTCACCTGCCTCTGCATCCTGGACGGGTGCGCCCAGCACGGCCTTGGTCCCTGGGTCGAGCCCGAGCCGATGCGTGCCGACCGAACCCTGTGCCGCTCCCGAGACGGGGACCACGAGTGCCGCCTGCCCGCTGGTCACCGCGACGGGTTGCACCGCTGCCGCATCGACGGGCGGCGGTGGGGACGCCGCCGCCAGCCCGGCACCGACGAGGAGGAGAAGCGATGAGCGACGAGAGGTTGAGACTGGCACTGCTCGGCCTGGGGGCGGTCGCCGCAGGCGTCACATGGCGCGACCGCGCCGAGAGAGCAGAGGCGGACCTGGCCTCTACCCGCCAGGTCGCGGCCGACTACAACGACGAGATCGTGGCCGCCCACGAGGAGCGCGACGAGTGGAAGCGCCGCGCCGGGGAGGCCGAGGCCGAGCGGGACGCGCTGGCCCTCGCACGGGACGAGGTGCTGACCCTCATCGGCGGTGAGGTTGAGGCCGCAGAAGAAGCGCGCCAGGAGGCGTGGCGCATCGGCCTGAACCTGGAGGCGACCATCGCCCGACGCAACGCGTTCCGGCGCGCCCTCCGCATCGCCAAGGTGGCCTACCGCCTGGCCCGTACCGACGAGGGGGGGAAGCGATGAGCGAGCTGGGAGACGCGCTGCGAGCGATGGCCGACACGTTCGAGCGCCGGTGGTCCAAGCGGGGCCTCGCCCTGGACCTGCGCGCCCGGGCAGTCGAAGCCGACGCGCTGGCAGACGAGAGGGACACGTGGGAGAGCCGGTTCCTGGATGCGAAGTGCTCCATCGTGTCCGCGCGCCAGGACCGACTCGACGCGTGGACCCGCGCGGACCAGGCCGAGGCCCGGGTAGAGCGGGTCCGCGCCGCACTCGAGGGCGCCAGCCACACGCCGTTCTCCAAGACGCTCCCGCCCGAGGCGCGGGGCGACTACTGGAAGCGGCGCGCCGAGAAGGCCGAGACCCAGGTGGAGCGGGTGCAGGCGCTGATCAACCGCGCTGACAAGGAGTTCCACTTCGCGACCGTCGGGATCGACGGCACCGGCTACAGCGGCACCGTCGTGCGCGTCAACGACCTCCGCACCGCGCTCGGCCACCCGCCGTGCACCGCCCGCAACTGCGACGGCATCCCCTGCGTCCGCGACCAGCACGACACCACCTGGCACCGAGACGCCGTCGGCCGGCAGTGGAACTACGACACCACCACACCCTGCGCATGCTGCCGCTGCCTGGGCACCGCTGACGAGCACACCGTCAAGGACCTCCCGGGACTGTTCTTCCCCCACTTCATCGAGCACCGCCACGGCTGCGATGGCCGACACCAGAAGCGCGACAGGTGCAACACGAACGCCCACACCCATGGGGCGCCGACCAGCGACGACACCCATGAGGCGGGAGCCTGATGCCCGCGTTCGACTGCCCGAAGTGCGGCAAGACCCACCCGCGCGGCTGCCAGGGCCACCGGTCCGGTGCGCCGGACGAGCCGTGCACGAAGTACCCGATCCGGGGTGGCACGCACTGTGACACGCACGGTGGGCGTGCCCCGCAGGTGAAGGCCGCCGCGGCACGCCGTGCTGAGGCCGCCCGGCTGGAGAAGGCTGCCGCTGACCTGCTGGTCGAGGCCTACGGGGACGACGTGCCGAAGGTCGACCCGACCGAGGCGATCCTGCGGGCCGTGTCGTGGAAGCACGCCGAGGTCCTGGCGTTGCGCCGCATGGTCGCCGACCTGGAGGAGCGTGAGCGCGTCTGGGGCGTCACGAAGGACGTGCAGGGCGGGAAGGACTCCGGCACCACGTTCGAGGCCAAGACGAACATCTGGTGGGCGAAGCTCGGTGAGGCTGAGCGGGCCCTGGTGGACTTCGCGGCCAAGGCCATCGCGGCCGGTGTCGAGGAGCGGAAGGTTCGCCTGGCCGAGCAGCAGGGCGACCTGGTGTCGATCGCGTTGCGGCGGATCCTGGACGGTCTGCTCGAGGCGCTGGTCGTGGCCGGGTTAACGCCGGCGATGCGTGCGGTGTGGGACGAGCAGGTCCCGGTGATCGTGCCGCGTGAGCTGCGGCGCGTCGGGGGCGGTGAGGGCTCGTGAGGGCGGCCTGGCTGTGGGCTGCCGTCGCTGCTGATCCCGTGACCGCCGCCGACTACCGCTACGAGCAGGAGCCGAACGTCTGGTTCCACCCGGAGACGGGCGTGTCCATCTGGGACGAGGACATGCCGTGGGAGCTGCGCCCCGAGCGCGAGGAGGTGGTGGACCGATGAGGCTCCACCTGCACTGGCCGACCGGCTGGGAGTACGAGGGCGTCTGGGCCTACGCCGAGTGCCGGTGCGGCGCGCGACGCACCGCCCGGCACTGGGTCCGCGTGCTCGGGCCCGTCCGGCCCGGCTGGCCGATCCCCGAGGACGCGTGGGACTCCAGGTGGTGGCCGACACCTCCTCCGCCGCCGCCCGCACCGCCGCCCGTGAGCGTCAGGGCCGAGCTCGGCCGCTACACCGACGAGGAGGACCAGACATGACCACCACCCAGACCACCCCGGTCGACGACCGCACCCGCCGCACCCGCGAACAGGCCGCCACCATCCACGTCGGCGACCGCATCCGCTTCACCGGCGACCCCAGCACCCGCTGGTGGACCGTCCGCGCCCGCGACGAGCGCTTCATCATCGCCACCCGGCAGGCCGCGTTCGAGCCCGGCGGCACCCTCCGCTACACCGTCGTCGACCTCACCGGCTGGACCCACCGCTACAACGGCGTCGGCCCCGGCGTCGTGCGCTCCAGCCTCAACACCCTCGGCGGCGGCTGGGACCTCGGACCCGAAGGCGAGGGCTGCGACGAGATCCTCGCCGAGCTCCAGGCCGGCCGCTTCGAGCTGAGCGTCCGCCGTGTCCTGCACGTCGACGGCATCACCCGCAAGGAGGCCGGACCCATGATCACCACCACCGCCGTCGTCGAGGTCACCGAGGACGTGCCCGCATGAGCGACACCTACACCATCCCCACCGCCGCGGAACGCCTCGGCATCCACGCCCACACCGGCACCCGCGGCAAGAAGCCGACGCCACCACGCCACCCCGTCTTCCTCGTCCACGCGGCAGTCCACGCACTGTTCACCCTGTACGGCGCAGCACGCGTGCTCGCCCTCGGTGACGGGTGGGTCACGGGTGCGCTCACCGTCCTCAACGCCATCGGCGCAGTCGTCAGCCTTCGCGAGTGGTGGCAGCGCAAGACCCCCACCTCGTTCGACCTGATCTGGGGTCTGGTCGCCGCCGGGATGGCGTGCTGGGTCCTGACCGCTGGGAGGACCGCATGACCATCACCGGAGCCCTCGCCGCCACCGCCGCCGTGTTCGCCGCCGCCACCTGGACCGCCGGATCGGTCGCGTTCCTCACCGGCACCCAGCGCGGCGCCCGCCTCGCCACCCGCACCGCGGCCGGCTTCGGCATCGCCGCCATGGCCCTCTTCATCGCCGCGATCTGGACGGAGGCCCTCACGTGAACGGCGTCATCGCGCACACCTGCCCCTGCGGCGCCACCTTCCGCGCCACCTACACCACCACCCGCGACCAGCAGCACGCCAGCGCGGACGCCGCCCGCTGGCTCCGCCGCCACCGCCACCACCAGCCCGACACCCCCACCCCGGAACGAGAGGTCAACGGCCTGTGACCCGGAACATGCAGCCCTGCACCCTCGAGTGCGGCCGCGACGTCGAGGACACCTGCTACGTCTGCGCCGAGTGCGGCACCCGCCTCACCACCCTCCTCACCGCCCTCGCCGACACCCCCGAACCCGACCCCGCCGTCCTCACCCACCCCAGCAAGCCCCACCACGAGCACTGCGAGCTCTGCGACCTGCCCAAGACTGAGCGGCGCCGCATCGGCCACCCCGACCTCAACCCCCTGCGCCGCACCGGCCTGCCCCAGACCCGACCAGGACTCCTGGCCGACGCCGAAGACCGCATCGCCCACGGGCAGACCGTCGACGCCTCCGAGAAGGACGAGCACGGCCACACCGTGCCCGGCACCGAAGGCGCCACCCACCTGCCCTACCGGTACACCCCGTCCGAAGCGCGCTGGGACCTCCTGATCACCCTCACCTCCGTGGCCGACACCATCGCCAAGCGCCGCGGCCTGTACCGCCCCCTCAACACCCCCCAGGCCCTGGCCGGGTTCCTCACCGGCAACATCGCCTGGATGCGCGCCCAGCCCGACGGCGGCGACCTCATCGGCGAACTCCTCGACGCCATCCAGCGCATGAAGCGCGCCATCGACGTGCCCCCGCAGATGCAGTACGCCGGACCCTGCACCGCCGACGTCGAGGAGACCACCACCCGCATCGTCGCCGGCACCGAGGTCACCGACCTGACCGTCCGACCCTGCCACGGCGAGCTCTACGCCCGCCCCGGCGCCACCGACGTCACCTGCCCCGGCTGCGGCACCACCTACGCCCTCGCCGACCGCCGCGCCTGGCTCCTCGACCAGGTCGCCGACATGCTCCTGCCCGCCACCGAGATGGCCCGCGCCGTGCACGGCCTGATCGGCATCGACATCAAGGCCGACACCCTCGCGAACAACATCCGCTGGTGGCACCACGCCGGCCGCCTCCTGGAGGCCGGGAAGGCCCGCAACGGCGCCAACACCTACCGCGTCCGCGACGTCATCGACCTCGTCATCAACTCCGCCCGCACCCGCGCCCGCGCCAAGCAGGCCGAGAAGACCGCCTGAGAAGGGGACCCCTGCCACCATGGCCCTCGCTGACCTCCACCAGCCAAGCGTCGACGCCAAGCGTCAGGGATGCGGCCTGCGACGCATCCGCGAACGCCTCGACGACGACGACCGTGCCTGGCTCGCGCGCGTCCTGGCCGCCGACTCCGGGGAGACCAACCGCGCCATCGCCGACACCCTGACGCGCGCCGGGTACACCATCGGCCACCAGGTCATCCAGCGGCACCGGTCAGGCGTCTGCTCCTGCAAGCACCTGGAGGACTGATGGGCCTCGCTGACCTCCACGCCGCACAGGCCGCGACCCGCGTGCCCCGACCGCGCCCCACCGTCCCCACCGGGTACGAGCCGCACATCCGCTACGACGCCGGGCAGGCCGTCGAGGTCTCGATCAACCTGCCGAAGATCGAAGGCGACGAGCAGCAGTGGCGGGACGCGATCCGTGAGCACGCCGGCATCACCGTGCCCGAGGATCGGCAGGTCACCCTCACCCAGGTGCGCCTGTGGGGCCGCCCGGAGCCCGACCCCGAGACCGGCGCGTCCCGCATGTTCCACTACGCCCGGTTCACGATCACCGACCGGCCCGAGACGGCCAGCGCGGAGACCTTCACCGAGCTGGCCAAGGTCGCCCGCGCGGCCCGCACCCGCAAGACCAAGGTCAAGGCCGGCGCCCGCACCCGCGTCGTCGTCGTCGCGGACGCGCAGATCCACAAGCAGGACCACCGCGGCGGCTGGCCCCAGTTCCTCGACCGCACCGAGCACCTCCTGGCCCAGCTCGAGGACCGCATGCGTGCCGTGCCGTGCGAGGACGCGCTGATCCTCGACCCGGGCGACCTGATCGAGGGGTTCTCGAACACCAAGAGCCAGGCGCGGATGAACACCGGGAGCCTGCCGCAGCAGATCCTCGACGCGCAGCGGTTCCTGACCCGGTGGGTCGAGCGCATCGCGGACCGGGTACCGGGCTCGACCCGGGTGGCGGCCGTCCCGTCGAACCACTCCCGCTGGTCGGAGGGGAAGGAGCTCCTGGGCACGCCCGGGGACGACTTCGGGCTGGCGATCCACCAGGGCGTGGCCGAGACGTTCGCGCGCATGCGTCGCGACGACGTCACGTTCATCATCCCCGAGTCGACGTGGGACGAGACCCTGGCCCTGCAGGTGCGGGGCGCGGTCATCGGTCTCGCGCACGGGCACCGCGCCGGGACGAACGCGAACCAGGTGCCCGCCTGGTGGGCGCGGCAGACGCACGGCGGCATGCCGCTGGCAGCCGCGACGATCCTCGTCACCGGGCACTGGCACCACCTCAAGGTCGAGCCGACCGGGCAGATCGACGGCCGTGACCGGTGGTGGTTCCAGGCGCCGACGCTCGACAACGGGTCGGCGTGGTGGGCGAACGGTGGCGGCGCGGGCGACTCCCAGCCGGGCCTGCTCACGTTCACCGTGGACGACGCCGGCGACTGGGCCGACTTCGAACTCATCCGCGACACCCGCAGGCCCGAGACCGGGGAGGCGGCATGAGGGTCGGCATCGACCTCGACGGCGTCTGCTACGACTTCGCCGCGTCCGTGCGCGAGCACATCATCCGCTCGGCCGGGCGGGACCCGGGGCGCCTCGGCCGCCACTACCCGGACCCGACCCGGTGGGAGTTCTACGAGGACTGGGACCTGACGCTGCCGGAGTTCCTGGACGTGTGCCACGAGGGCGTGCGCGCCGGGGTGATCTTCACGCACGGCGCCCCGTTCGAGGGCGTGCCCGAGGCGTTCGACCGCATCCGCGCCGCCGGGCACACCATCCACATCGTCACCGACCGACGCTTCGGCGGCCCGGGCCTGGCTGAGGCCGCGACCCTGCGCTGGCTCGACGCCCACGCCCTGCCGTTCGACACGATCACGTTCGCAGCGGACAAGACCATCGCCCGCCTCGACGTCATGGTCGACGACAAGCCCGCGAACTACCACGCCCTGAACGCGGCCGGTGTGGCCACCTACCTCCTGACCCGCCCCTGGAACGCCCACGTCGAGGACGCGCACCGTGTGCGCGACCTCCTGCACTACGCCGAGGTGATCGCATGACCGAGACCATGACCACGTCCACGACCGGTGGCCGCAAGGGCACGAAGCCGCAGCGGTACGACCTGCTGCCGAAGGCCGGCATGGACGCCATCGCCGAGGTGCTGGCGTTCGGTGCGGAGAAGTACGCGGCCCACAACTGGCGCAAGGGCTACGAGTGGGGCAAGTCCTACGCGGCGGCGATGCGGCACATGACGGCGCACTGGGACGGCGAGACGCTCGACCCGGAGTCGGGGCTGCCGCACCTGGCGCACGCGGGCTGCCACCTGATGTTCATGCTGACGTGGCTGGCGGAGCAGGGCGAGGGCGGCGAGTTCGACGACCGGTACCGGCCGCCGGCGCGGGGCGGTGGCGACACGGCCGACGCGACATCCGCTTGGCTCACGAGAGTGTCCGAGGGCATCGAGCAGGCGCTGGGGCGGCGGTCGTGATGCACGCCTACTACCAGCCGGTCACCGAGCATCAGCCACCCGAGCCCGAGCCCGACGACGGCAGCCTCTTCGAGGCGCTGCGGGCCGCCGCCGAGTCCGGCGCCCACATCGTGGTCGACGGGCACCTGGCCACCGTGGGGCCCGTCCAGCGTCGCCCGTGCGGCGACCGGCTCGGGCTCCGCATCGGCCCCTGCCAGACCGAGACACGACACCAGCAGCACGACGACGGCCACGGCACCACGTGGCAGCGAGGAGCACGACCGTGACGGCCAAGACGCTCGCCACCCTCCAGCTCGACGACGTCGGCCGGCGGGTCACGTTCGAGACGAACGGCACGACCGTGACCGGCTACCTGACGGACTTCCGGGTCGAGACGGACTACGTCACCGAGGTCACGATGACGCAGGACCCGGACGAGGCGGCCCGGATCCCGACGCGCAAGACCGTGACGGTGACGGTGTGGCCGTGGACCGCGACGGGCCTGCCGGGCGACACCCGGGTCAAGGTGGCCCGGTGAAGGCGCCCATGTCGGCCCCTGATGGGAAGGTGTGAGCATGGCCCGCATCATCGAGCCGGACCCCATCTTCGCGCGCTTCGCGCAGATCCTGGGGCTGGACCCCGCCCGCACCGTGGAGGGCACGCTGTCTGTGTATGTCGGCGGCCGGGTCGAGTGGGTCGAGCTGGTCGACGGCCCCGAGGGTCGAGAACATGTCCGGCGCAGCCGCACCGCTTCGGACGACGAGCTCGCGCGGATCGTGGCGGTGACTGATGAGGTTGAGGTCGAGCGCCACGCCGTCCGCGAAGCGGCCCAGACCCGCACGTACACCGCTGTCGACATGGAGCGGGCCTACCGCGCCGGGTTCGGCGACGGGTGGACGAACAAGCCGAGTAGACCGGAGCGCGTGCTGTGACCCTGCCCGAGTTCCTGCTGGCCCGCATCGCCGAGGACGAGGCCGGTGCTGATGACGTTCACCGCGTCGGGTGCGGCGCGAGCCCTGACGAGCAGGGCTACACGTACCCATGCGACTGCGGGCAGCCGGCCCGCCTCCTGGCCGAGTGCGAGGCCAAGCGGCGCATCGTCGGGGTGAACGCGGCACCGGACTGGCCGCAGGGCGACGACCGCTACACGCTCGGGTGGCAGGACAGCGCGCACGCTGTGCTGCGCGCGCTCGCCCTGCCCTACGCCAGTCACCCGGACTACGACGAGGCGTGGCGGCCGTGAGCGCGCTCGACCGGATGCTCGCCGCCGTCGGCCTCCAGCGGGCACGCACGGACGCCGAGCAGGCCGCGCTCGACCGCCTGGCCGCGTGCACCACGGGTCCGGGCGACTACCTGCACCGGCTGGAGCAGGCGGTGATGATCGCGCAGTGCGGTGGCGTGGACGATGACACGCTGGTGGCCCTGCTGCATCTCGCGGCGGCCGGGCAGATGACGCCCGGGGTGGAGCGGGCGTTGGCCGGTGTCGGCATCGACCTGACGCCGCGGCCGACGACCCGGCCTGTCTAGCCCCCCTTGACATTGACTGTCTAGACCCCCTAAACTAGGGTCATGGTCAAGCCGATGAAGCGCCGCGAGGTGCAGGACGCACTCGCCGCCCACGGGTGCAAGGTCATCCGAGAGGGCGGCCGCCACACCGTCTACGGGTGCCCGTGCGGAAAGCACACCGCCCCGCTTCCCCGGCACGGCGACGTCACCGCAGGCGTCGTCCGCTCGATCCAGAAGCAGATGGCATGTCTCCCAGAGGGGTGGTTGCAGTGAGCACGACCTACAAGGCCACCGCGACCCGAGAGGGTCAGTGGTGGGTCATCGACGTCGACGGCGTCGGCGTCACTCAGGAGCGCACCCTGCGCGACGCCCCCGACCAGGCCCGCGACCTCGTCGCCACCATGCTCGACGTCGCCCCCGAGACCGTCGAGATCGACCTTCACGTCGACCTCGACGGCTTCGAGGTCGAGGTGGCCGCAGCCCGCCGCGAGAGCGCCGAGGCCGCCGCCGCCCAGCAGCGCGCCGCCCGCCGCGCCCGCGAGGTCGCCACCAGCCTCCGTGAGCGCGGCCTGTCCGTCACCGACACCGCCGTCGTGCTCGGCGTCAGCCGCGGCCGCGTCTCCCAGCTCGTCGGATAGGCACACCTATCCGCCCGAACGTTCGGTGACATTCCGGCGTGTCCCTTGCCTCACCGAATCACCAACGCTACTGTGTGCTCTGATAGGTGATCTGCACAAGAGGCCACCACAACCGCATAGCGCGAACGCCCCGCCCCGAGGCCACCGGCCCCACAGGCGGGGCGTTCGGCATCCATGACGCCCCAACCCAACGACGCCCACCGGCCGCAGCCACCGGACGCCGTGGTTGGGGACTCACACGGACGGAGGCGAGGAGGCACACCGTGTCCCTCGACTTCCTCGAACACGCCGCCCGCGCGTTCGAGCCCAAGACCGACCCCTTCCCGACACCCGGCGCCCTCGCACAGGCCATCACCCCCGGCACGATCCAGACACCCGCGCTCGACGTCATCGACCAAGCCCTCGTCGACGTCGAAGCCGGGAAGATCGACCGGCTCATCATCTCCATGCCCCCGCAGGAGGGAAAGAGCACCCGCGTCACCAAGACCGGGCCGCTCTGGTTCCTGCTCCGCAACCCCGACCGCCGCATCGTCGTCGCGTCCTACGCCGAGTCCCTCGCCCAAGAGTTCGGCCGCGACATCCGCCGCTTCATCACCGAGAACAACGGCGCCGACGGCTCCCTCGACCTCGGCCTGCGCATCGCACCCGACAACGGCGCCGTCACCGCCTGGCAGCTCGCCGGCCGCCGCGGCGGCGTCCGCTCAGTCGGCATCGCGGGTGGACTCACCGGCCGCCCCGCCGACGTGCTCTTCATCGACGACCCGATCTCCAACATGGAGCAAGCCGAGTCCGAGACCTACCGCGAACGCGCCTGGTCATTCTGGACCTCCGTCGGCCGCACCCGCCTCGCGCCCGGCGCCCCGGTCATCCTCATCCTGACCCGCTGGCACCACGACGACCTCGCAGGCAGGCTCATCGCCTCCGAAGAAGGCCACCGCTGGCACGTCATCAACATCCCCGCCCAGGCCGACTACGACCCTGACGCCGGAGAGACCGACCCCCTCGGCCGCCAGCCCGGCGAGTGGATGCAGTCCGCCCGCCGCGACGAGAAGACCGGCCGCCAACGCAGCGCCGAGGACTGGGAACGCACCCGCCGCGAGGTCGGCCCCCGCGTGTGGAACGCGCTCTACCAGGGCCGCCCCACAGCCGACAAGGGCAACCTCTTCCCCAAGGACTGGGCACGCTACGACCAGCCCCTGTGGATCGACCGCGCCGACGGGTCCCGATGGCTGCCCGGCGAGGGCCACGAGATGGCCATCAGCGCCGACCTGACCTTCAAGGACAAGCCCACCAGCGACTACGTCGTGCTCCAGGTCTGGGCACGCATCGGCGTCGACGTCTACCTGCTCGACCAGGTCCGCCGCCGCATGAACTTCAACGACACCGTGACGGCCCTCAAGGCGCTCGCGGCCCGGTGGCCGCAGGCCGTGGCGAAGTTCGTCGAGGACAAGGCGAACGGGCCGGCCGTCATCAACGCCCTGCAGTCGACCATGCCCGGCCTGATCCCGGTCGAGCCGCAGGGCTCGAAGTACGCCCGAGCCTCAGCCGTCAGCCCCCTCGCGCACGCCGGGAACGTGGTCCTTCCCGACGCGACGCTCGCCCCGTGGGTCGAGGACTTCGTCGAGGAGGCCAAGGCCTTCCCGTCCGGCGCGCACGACGACCAGGTCGACGCCATGTCGCAGGCCGTGAACCAGCTCCTGCTGTACCCGCTCCTCGAGGAGGAGACGGTGACGGCCGAAGACCTCATCGACGACGACCCGCACGCCTACCTCGGCGGCTACTAGCTCGAAGGGAGGCCGTCACGTGGGACGCATCCGTCAGGCCCTCGGCCTCCAGGAGTCCGCCGTCGTCACCGAGGCCATCGACCGGGCGCGCGCCGCCGAGGCCAACCTCGCGCTGCTGACCGAGTCCGTCCTCGACCTGGAGCGCACCCTGGAGGACAAGGGCTGGCGGCGCCTGGACGCGCAGGGCGCCGCCGAGTTCTCCCGCGAGGGGCTGCGCACCGCCGCCCGCCTGTCCCGGGTCATGTACCTGGCGAACCCGCTCATCAAGCGGGGCCTGTCCGTGCGGCAGGCCTACGTGTGGGGGCAGGGCGTGCAGATCGCGGCCCGCGCCAAGGGCGCCGACGGCGGCGAGGACGTCAACGCCGCCGTGCAGCGGTTCCTCGACGACCCGGGCAACAGGTCGGCCCTGACCGGCGACCAGGCACACGAGCAGCTCGAGATCGCGCTCGGCACCGACGGGAACGTGTTCCTGGCCTGCTTCACCAACCCCCGCACCGGGTTCGTGCAGGTCCGGTCCATCGCGTTCGACGAGATCGACGACGTCATCACGAACCCCGACGACAAGGACGACCCCTGGTACTACCTGCGGTCGTGGACGTCGCAGGTCCTCAAGGCCGACGGCACCGGGTTCGAGACCGTCCAGGAGAAGGCGTACTACCCGGCGCTGACGTACCGGCCCCGCACCCGCCCGAAGGCCATCGGCGGCGTCGAGGTCCGCTGGGACGCCCCTATCTACCACGTCAAGGTCAACGCCCTCGACGGGGCGAAGTTCGGCGTCGGGGACGCCTACGCCGCCCTGCCGTGGGCGCGCGCCTACAAGGACTTCCTGTCCGACTGGGCGCTGCTGGTCAAGGCCCTGAGCCAGTTCGCGTGGAAGGCCAGCGCGAAGAACTCCTCGCGCGCCGCCGGGATGCGTCAGGCACTGGCCCGCCGCCCCCAGGGCGAGGCGCCTGCCGGGAACGAGAACAACGTCGGCAGCACCGCCGTGCTTCCCGCCGACGTCACCCTCGAAGCCATCCCGAAGACCGGCGCCACCATCGACTCCGAGTCCGGGCGCCCGCTGGCCGCGATGGTCGGCGCCGCCCTGGACGTGCCTGTCACGACCCTCATGTCCGACCCCGGCCAGACCGGCGCCCGCGCCGTGGCGGAGACACTCAACCTGCCCACGAAGCTCGCCATGCGGCAGCGGCAGACCGTGTGGACCGAGGCGCACCGCGCGATCCTCTCCTACGTCATCCGCGAGGCCGTGCGCGCCCCGCAGGGCGGCCTGCGCGGCGCCATCGGCCGCGACGACTTCACCGGCCGCGAGGTCGTCACCCTGGCCGGCGCCACCGACCAGACCATCGAGATCGACTGGCCCAGTCTCGACGAGACGCCGCTCGAGACCATCGTCAAGGCCATCGTCGACGCCGACGCCACCGGCAAGCTGCCACCCCTGGTGATCGCGAAGCTCCTGCTGCAGGCGCTCGGGGTGAAGGACGCCGACGAGATCGTTGAGCAGATGACCGACGCCGACGGCAACTGGATCGACCCCTACGCCTCTGTCGGGCAGGCCGTCGTGGACGCGTTCCGGCGCGGCAACGACCCCGCCCGGGTCATCCAGCCGCCGGTCGAGGACGACGACGTCGAGGGCGACAACGCCTGATGGCCGTCAACCGGGAGACCCTGCGCCTGGCGCGCGGCATGCGCGTCCAGCTCGACCGGACGGTCGACGCCGCCACCCGCGACATGGTCGCGGCGTGGGTCAAGGCCTGGGACGACCTTGCCGCCCAGTGGGAGACCGTCGTCGCCGAGCTCGTCGAGTACACGCAGGAGAACGGCACCTGGCCGCCGGCGTGGCGCATCGCCCGCGCCGAGCGGGTCGCGCAGGCCGTGAACGCCACCCGTGACCGGCTTGACGACCTCACGGCGAACGCTGGCGTGCGGATCCTGCAGGACGTGCCCGCGATCACCGACGCCGCGGCGGAGTGGCAGGCGCGGATCATCGCTGCGCAGATGCCGCGCGCGTCCGTCGCCGGGGACTACGCGGTGGCCGCGACGTTCGACCGCCTCGACGCGGCCGCGCTCGACGCGATCGTGCGGCGCACCACCTCTCAGGTCACCGCCCTGACGATCCCGCTGTCGGACGAGGCGACCGACAGCATGGTCCGCCACCTGGTGCGCGGCGTGACCGTCGGGGACAACCCCCGCACCGCGGCCCGCCGCATGCTGCGCGGCCTCGAGGGCGGGTTCAACGGGGGCCTGTCCCGGGCCATGACGATCGCGCGCACGGAGATGCTCGACGCGCACCGCGAGGCCTCCCGGGCGGCGCGCCGCGCCAACGCCGACGTCCTGACCGGGTGGCAGTGGATCGCCGAGCTCTCCCACCGCACGTGCCCGTCGTGCCTGGCGCAGCACGGCTCCATCCACCCCGTGGAGGAGCCGGGCCCGATCGACCACCAGAACGGTCGGTGCACGGCGCTGCCCGTCACGAAGTCGTGGGCCGACCTCGGCTTCGACATCGAGGAGCCCGAGTCGACCCTGCCCGACGCCCGCGCCTGGTTCGACTCCCTGCCCGAGAAGGAGCAGCTGGCCGTCATGGGTCCCGAGCGGCTGCGGCTGCTGCGGGCGGGGCAGATCGGCTGGGACGACCTGTCACAGCGGCGCTCCACGCCGGGCTGGCGCGACTCCTACGGCGTGACCCCGGTGCGGGACCTACTCCCCGCCGCGTCCTGACCAGTTCGCTGGCCGCACCGAGACCGCACCGCACCTGCTGCACCCGTACTCCAGGGTGCTGCGCCCGGCCCGCATGTACGCACCGTCCAGGACCCACACGTGCTCGACGCAGTCCCGGTCGTCGTCGTCACCCATGCGCCGCCTCGACCTTCATCACGACCATCCCACCAGTGTCCCCCGGGAGGTGACCATGTCCACCACGATCCTGCGTGAGTCGACCTCCCTGACCGAGGCGACCAAGGCCGTCCAGGGCGCGGGCCGGTTCAAGGTCCGCATCATCTCCGCCGGCGTCGGCTCGTCCGGGGTGTACCCCGTCGAGACGATCAAGGCGGCCGCCGAGGCGAACGTCTTCGCCGCCGGCACCCACATGTACCTCGACCACCCGTCCGAGTCCGAGCGGTGGGACCGGCCCGAGCGGTCCGTGAAGGACCTCGCCGCCCGCCTCGTGACCGACGCGGTCTTCGTCGACGAGGACGGCGGCGCCCTCGATGCCGAGATCGAGGTCTTCACCCCGTGGCGGGCCGCCATCGCCGAGATGAAGGACGCCATCGGCCTGTCGATCCGCGCGTCGGCCGAGGTGAGCGAGAACGACGACCAGGGCCGCCCGGTCATCTCCCGCATCATCGAGGCCCAGTCGGTCGACTTCGTGACCAAGGCGGGCCGCGGCGGCAAGGTCCTGCAGCTCGTAGAGTCGGCCCGCGCGAACGTGCGCGCCGTCGAGCGTGGTGTCGCCGAGGCGACCGCGAACGACAAGCGAGAGGCGCTCGACCGTCTCGTCGGGGACGCCTACGGCGCCGACGACCGGTGGGTGTACGTCCGCGACTTCGACGACGCGAACGTGTGGTTCTCCATCCACGGCGAGACCCCCGGCACCTACCAGCAGTCGTACACGTCCGCCGACGGCGTGCCGCAGGAACTGACCGGTGAGCGCATCGAGGTGCGCGCCACGACCGTCTACGTGCCCGTCAACGAGGCCGCAAGCACCGCCACCACCCAGACCACCGACGCCGCCCCGGCGCCGGTCCGCGAAGCCGCGCCCGCGGCCGAGCCCAACCCGCCCGCCGTGGAGGCGGGACCCCGCCCGCCCCACAAGAAGGAGGACCCCATGGGGACCATCCAGGTCGACGAGGCTCGCTACGCGGGCCTCGAGGAGAAGGCCGCCCTGGTGCCGGCGCTCGAGGCGAAGGTCGAGGCCGCCGAGGCCCGAGCCGCCGCCGCCGAGTCCGAGCGTGACCAGGCCGTGGCCGCCGCCAAGGCGCGCGACTTCGCGCGCAAGCTCGCCAGCGAGGCCAACAAGGACCTCGTCCCGGCGTCGCTCGACGCGATCGTCGCCGAGGCCACCCGCAACCCGCTGCCCCTCGACGCCGAGCACCGCCTCGACACCGAGAAGTTCGGCGAGGTCGTGAACGAGGCCCGCAAGGCCCACGAGACGCTCCTGGCGTCCATCGCCGAGGCGTCGGGTGTCGGCTCCGTCCGCGGTGTCGGCGCCACCCAGCCCGTCCAGACGTCGGTCACCGAGGCCGACGCGCACGCTGCGGCCCTGGCCGCGTTCGACATGTCGAAGGGGGCCTGAGCCATGGCCACGAACGAGTACCTGCGTGACGCGGTCCACGTGACCCTGCCCGTCGCGTCCGGCGTCAAGTCCGGGCAGGCCGTGAAGGTCGGTTCCCTCGTGGGCGTCGCCATCACCGACCGCGCCGAGGACGGCACCGCGACCGTGTGGCGCGCGGGCGCCTTCAACCTCTCCGTCACCGGGGCCGTCACCAACGTGGGCGACCCGGTCTACATCACGTCCAGCGGCCAGCTCACCGCGACCGCCACGGACAACACCCTGTTCGGCTACGCCCTGGCCACCAAGGCCGCGGCCGCTGCCGAGATCCCCGTCGCCATCGCGCAGGTCTGAGGAGGACCCCCATGGACAACATCGAGATCCTCACCGGTGACCTCGCGGTCGCTGAGGGTGAGAAGAGCGGCGCCGAGGGCGGCTTCCGCGCCCCGGCCCGCGGCGCCCAGTACCACGCCAAGATCAAGGAGGCGGCCGAGCTCTGGGGCGAGGTCATGCACTCCGGTGGCATCAAGGGCATGCGCGCCCGGGTGCGGCTCGTCGAGTCGCTCTCCACGTCGGACTTCCCCTACCTGCTCGGCGGGGTGTTCGACCGCGTCCTCATGGCGTCCTACGGGTCGCTGCCCTCGACGTGGGCGACGTTCGCCGGCCGCACCACCGTGCGCGACTTCCGGCCGAAGGAGCTCGTCGACCTGCTCGGCGGCCGCTCCATCCTCGACCCGGTCGGGGAGGGCGCCGAGTACCCGGCCCGCAAGCTCACCGAGGGCAAGTACACCCTCAAGGTGGCCAAGCGCGGCGCTCGCATCCCCCTGACCTGGGAGATGATCATCAACGACGACCTGGACGCCTTCCGGGACCTGCCGCAGCGTCTGGCGCAGGGCGCCGTGGAGACCGAGGACTTCCTCGCCACGTCGCTCCTGGTCGGCTCGGGCGGCATCAACACGTCGTTCTTCAAGTCGGCCAACGGCAACGCCGTGGCGCACGACCCGCTGACCGGCGAGAACCTCGACAAGGCCATCACGGCCATCGGGCAGCGCCGCGACAGCGACAACCGCCCCATCTCGGTGCCGTCGTTCACGCTCGTCGTGGGCCCCGGCCTGGAGACGCAGGCGAACCGCATCCTGCAGGCCACCGAGCTGCGGTTCACCGACCAGAACGGTCAGACGACCGTCACGTCGAACTACATGGCCGGCAAGGTCAAGCTGGCCGTGAACCCGTGGCTGCCGGTCATCGACCGGTCGGCGACGGCGGCCAGCTCGTGGTTCCTGGTCCCGACCCCGGGCCAGGCTCGTGAGGCCCTCACCCTGGGCTTCCTGCGGGGCCACGAGACGCCCGACCTGCGCGTGAAGGCCGACACCGGCTCGCGTGTGGGCGGCGGCCTCATCGCGCCCGAGGACGGGTCGTTCGACGACGACACCATCCAGTACCGGGTGCGTCACGTCGTGGGCGCGGCCCACGTCGACCCGAAGGCGACCTACGCCTCGGACGGCGCCGGCTCCTGACCCGGCCGGTGGCCGCCCCGCACCCGGTGCGGGGCGGCCACCACCCCGCCCACCTCGCCCTCACCGTCCCCCTGGAGGTCACCGTGGGCTACAGCACGCCCGTCGAGCAGGTCCGGCTCCTGCTCGCCGACGTCGCGTCCGACGAGGCCCGCCGCACCCTGACCGACGACCAGATCAGCGGCTACCTCGCCCTGCAGGGCGGCAGCGAGGACGACGCCCCCGTCTGGGTCGTCAAGCGGGCCGCGGCCGACGCCCTCGATGCCATCGCGACCAGCGAGGCCCTCGTCGGCAAGGTGGTCCGCACCGCGGACGGCATCAGCACCGACGGCGCCAAGGTCGCCGACGCGCTGCGCAAGCACGCCCAGACCCTGCGCGACCAGGCTGTCCAGGCCGAGGACGACGCCGCCTGGATGCCGGGCGGTCCCCGCGGGTTCGGCGTGATCGAGTTCAGCCCCTACCCGTGAGGCGGTGACCGGCCGTGCCGCTCGACAGCACCCGCCCCATCCACCCCGACTGGGCCGCTCACCACACGGCCACAACGCAGGGCTCGATGAACGCGGTCGTGACGATCACGCAGGGCAGCACGGGCGGCGGCTGGGACCCGGTGACCGGCCCCCGCCCGTCCATCCCGATCCAGACCTACACCGGGCCTGCCCGCATCACCTACCAGGCGCTCGACGCCGGCATCCGTGACGCCGCCGGGCAGGACGTCACCGTCCGAGAGGTCACCGTCGCCCTCCCTCGGCCCGCGGCCGCCCAGGCCATCGGCGCCCGCATCCGCGTCGACGCCGTCGACGCCAACGGGCCCACCGCGCTCGTCGGCCGCGAGTACACCGTCACGTCGGCGCCGTACTCGTCCCACGCGCTCGAGCACGTCCTGACCGCCGTCGATGAGCAGAACAACCAGCCCGGAGGTGGTGGCTGATGGGGTTCGACGTGCGCGGCATCCGCCGCATGTCCACCGACCTGCGGCAGGCCGGGCAGAAGGCGGGCCCCATCGTGGAGCTCGTCGTGCGCAAGGCCACCCTCGACGTCGAGCGCGACGCGAAGACCGGTGTCCCGGTCGACACCGGCAACCTGCGCGCCACGATCAGCTCCGACGTGCAGGCCACCGCCGGAAGCGTGTCCGGCGAGGTCGGCCCGACCGCGAACTACGGCCTCTTCGTCGAGCTCGGCACCTCGAAGATGGCGCCGCAGCCGTACATGGGTCCGGCCCTGGACCGCAACGCCCCAGCCTTCGAGCAGGCCATGGCGCAGATCGTGGACCGGCTGTGAACGTCGCGGCCATGCACGACGCCGTGCTCACGGCGCTCGACCAGACCACCGTGACCGTCTACGACGGCGAGGTCGGACGCATCCCGGGCGCCGACCCCGGCGACCCGCTGCAGACCCCGCCCGCCGACAACAGCGGCCGCGTCTACCCCTACGCACTCGTGTGGTCCACCGGCGGTGAGCCCGGCCCCGAGCAGGACGTCACCCGGGCCAGCACCGGCGACGTGTGGCGCACCCACGTGAACATCGCCGCTGGCCACCCGACCTGGCTCATGCAGGCCATCCCCGTCGTCCGCGCTCGCCTGCACCTCCTCGAGGTCGCACCGGGCGTGCGCCTGACCGAGGACGAGGTCGGCGGCGTCATCACGAAGGACCCGGACACGATCCCGCCCCGCTGGTTCCTGCCCACCCGCTGGTCGGCCCTGACCGTCTGACCCCACCCCTAGTACGCCCCCTGCGCGCCGCGCACGGGGGTCCTCGCCATGCCCGAACACACCTGAGGAGGCACCCGATGGCGAAGCGCACCCCGAAGCCCTCGACGGCCGGATTCCAGCCGATCGAGGTCGCCCGCGGCGACCAGACCGCCCTGCCCGGCTTCAAGCCGATCGAGGTCACCCGCCGCGACCTGTCCGCCACCCCCGCGGTGGTGGCCACCCAGCCGACCACCCGGCCGGCTCCCACCCCCACCGCGAAGTCCGCCCAGACGGCGGAGAAGAAGGAGGCCTGACCATGCCCCGCATCGTCGACCTGGGCGTCACCCAGTACCTGTGGATCCCCGGCGAGAACGGCATCGCCAACGAGCTCATGCCGGACCTGTCGGAGCTGACCGCGACCGGCGTCAAGAACATCTCGAGCCAGGTGGTCACCACGACCACGCTGGACGTCGAGGCGTCGGACACCGTCAACGAGCGGTCCGTCACCGACGTCGCGAACGTCGTCACGCCGACCGTCGGCAACTACGCCGGCAGCCTCGTGCTCTTCCGCGACTACGAGAACGGCGAGCCCACCGCGAACGACCCGCTGGCCGTCATCGGCTCCTCGGTCGGCGTCATCGGCTGGATCGCCAAGCGCGTCGGCAAGCCCGCCGCGCAGGCCGCCGCCGAGGGCGACGAGTACGACGTCTACCTCGTGATGATCGACAACCCGCAGACCACGGGCGGTCAGGGCGAGGGCTTCCTCAAGGCCACGTTCCCGCTGCTGCAGCAGGGCCGCTTCAAGAAGGGCGCCAAGGTCACCGCCGCGGCGGGCGGCGCCGGCTCCTGACCCCCTCGACCCCCGGCCGGGCGTGCGACACGGGGCGCGCCCGGCCGGGAACCACCCACCCCGTGACCCCGTGAACCCCGTGAAGGAGCACCCCGTGATCGAGCAGTCCATCACCGACACCACCCCCGACCAGCCCGCCGCCGAGCCCACCCTGGCCCCGGCGTTCGACCTCGACACCTGGATCAGCGGCATGTCCGCCACCGAGCGGTCCGTCGAGATCTACGGCAACACCAGCGTGTTCGGCGAGTACGAGCACCTCGTGCGCGAGCTCGACGTCGCTCGCCGCGAGGAGGCCGCCGGAGAGCGTTCCGTCGAGGACGACGGCGGCCGGGTCGCGCGGATCGAGGCCCGCATCGCCGAGCTCGCCGAGATCCAGCAGCAGTCCAAGACGACCTGGTACGTGACTGCGCTCGACGGCGAGGTCTTCAAGGCGATCAACGAGGAGCACCCGGTGCCGGACGCTCTGCCCGAGCCGGAGAAGCCGTCGAAGAACGCCCACCCCAGCGTGAAGGCCAGGTACGAGGCCGAGCACGCCGAGTGGGTCGTGGCGAACGGGGCGCGCGAGGCGGAGCGGACCGCGGCGCAGAACGAGCGCAACTTGCACCAGATCGCCGCGTCCGTCGTCCGCGTCGAGGACTGGCAGGGCAACGTCCTGGCCGGCACCGCCGTCGGCCAGCCCATCACCGTCGCCCAGCTCAAGGCCATGGAGCGCAAGCCGCACGGCCCGCTGCAGGTCGGCCGCCTCCTGACCGCCGTCGCGGAGGCCAAGTTCGGTGAGCCGGTGATCGACGCCCCTTTCTCCTCCGCCACCTCGAGGAGCGCCCGGGGCTGACCCTCGGTCTGCGCGCCGCCCGCGAGTGGAAGGTGCGGCCCACCGTGTACCTCGGTGCGGCCGCACCTGGCGGTGCGTGGTCGTCGCGTGACCGGGCGCTGGCCGAGGCGCTGCTGCTGCTCGAAGCGTCAGCGTGCCCCGGCTGCGGTCAGCCCAAGGGACACGCGTGGGACCCCCGCTCCGAGGGCGAGTACGAGGTGGAGAAGGTCACCTGCCAGGCGTGCGCGGCCAAGGGGCAGGCGACGAAGCGCAAGGAGCCGGGCCCGGGCGAGTACCTCCTGGTCCACCGCGTCCAGGACCAGGCGGGGGACCTAGCTGCTCCGGCTCTGGCGGACCGCTCGATGGATCAGACCGCCCACGAGCAGCACCGAGCCGACGAGCGCGATCAGCCACCCGCTCGGGATGCCGTTGATGCCGCGTATCGCGCCGATCAGCAGGGCTCCTAGCCCGATCACGCTCAGCAGCGGCAGCAGAGCCTGGCCGCCCTTTGTCTTTTCGCTCATCCCGCCATTCAACAGCACAGTGCCGACTCTCCAGGGGGTGAATCGTGACGACTCGCTCCTACGCCATCCGTCTCGAGGCCGAGTACCAGGCATTCGTCCGGGGGATGGACCTCGCGGCCAAGGCCACCGACAAGGTGGCCGACGCGGCGGAGAAGGCGGGGCAGCGGGTCGACCGGGCGCAGAAGGCCCAGGCCGACGCTGCCGGGCGCCTGCGAGTCGCCGAGCAGCAGCTCGCGGACGCGCGCACCCGGCACGGGGCGCAGTCGACGCAGGCCGTCGCGGCCGAGGAGCGGGTGGCCAAGGCGCGCCGCGACGTGGACAAGGCCACCAAGGAGGTCACGGCCGCCGAGGCCGCCCACCGCGCCTCCATGGAGCAGACGTCGGCGGCTGCCGCTCAGCAGCAGACCGCACTCGGGCGCCTGACGACCTCGGTCGAGCAGAACCGCGAGTCGTGGGACCGGGCCGGGATGGCGCTGTCGGCATTCGGCGCGATCACCACGGCCACCGCCGGCGCCACGGTCAAGGCTGCCGTCGACTGGGAGTCGGCCTGGACGGGCGTGCTCAAGACCGTCGAGGGCACGCCGCAGCAGCTGGCCGCGGTGGAGGCGGGTCTGCGCGGCATGGCGCGCGAGCTGCCGTCGTCGCACACCGAGATCGCCGCCGTGGCGGAGGCGGCCGGCCAGCTCGGCATCAGCACGGGCGGCATCGTGCAGTTCACGCGCACGATGATCGACCTTGGCGAGACGACGAACCTGTCCGCCGAGGAAGCGGCCATGGCGCTGGCGAAGTTCGCGGCCGTGATGGGCACGAGCGAGTCTGACATCGGCCGCCTCGGCGCGTCCGTGGTCGGCCTGGGCAACAACTTCGCCACGACCGAGGCTGACATCGTCGCGATGTCGACCCGCCTGTCGGCCGCCGGCGCCGTCGCGGGCTTCACCGAGCCGCAGGTCCTCGGCCTCGCCGCCGCCATGTCCTCGATCGGCATCGAGGCCGAGGCCGGTGGCACGGCCATGTCGCAGACCATCCAGACGATCTCCAAGGCGGTCGTCGAGGGCTCCGGTGACCTGCAGGGCTTCGCTGACCTGGCCGGCATGAGCGCTGAGCGGTTCGCGAGCACGTGGCGGAGCAACCCGATCGTCGCGCTCGACGCCGTCATCGGCGGCCTCGACGCGATGAACAAGGCTGGCGGGAACACCTACGGCACCCTCAAGGACCTGAACATCGCCGGCATCCGGCAGGTCGGCATGCTCCAGGGTCTGGCCACCGCCACCGGCATGGCCACCCGCGCCGTCGGCCTGGCAAACGAGGAGTGGGAGGCCAACACCGCCCTCGTCGACGAGGCGGGCAAGCGGTACGACACCGCCGAGGCCAAGATGCAGATCGCGAAGAACGCGATCACCGACTCGGCGATCACTGTCGGGCAGGCATTCCTGCCCGCGCTGGCCGCCGGCGCCGACGCCGTCGCGGGGCTCGCCGAGGCCTTCGGGGCCCTGCCTGCCCCGATGCAGCAGGCCATCGGCGGGATGACCGGCCTCGTCGGCGTGACCAGCCTCCTCGCGGGCGGCTTCCTGCTGACCTTCCCCCGCGTGATCGAGACGGCCCGCGCCATGCGGGACATCGGCGCCATCTCGCCCGGAACGGTGGACAAGCTCCGCCGTTTCGGCCCTGCCCTCGGCGCACTCGCCAAGGCGCTCGGCGTCGCCGCCGCGGCTTTCACGGCAGCCCAGATCGCCGCCGCAGCGTTCGGGGAGGAGTCGGACCCCCGTAGCGCTGCGGAGTGGACTCGCATCCTCCTCGACGTCTCGGACGCCGCAGAGCTCGCCGCGGTCCAGATCAAGGGCATCGCTGGTGACAGCTACAACCTCCGCGAGGCCTTCGAGCGCGTCACCGACCCCGGGATCATGGACCGGTTCGACGACTTCGCCGGCAACCTCCTCGGGATGAACTCGTCGGCCGACCTGGTCACTGACGAGCTCGAGCGCATGGGCCAGGCTCTGGCCTCCATGTACGCCTCGGACCCGGCGATGGCGACCGCCAAGTTCCAGGCCTACCTCGACCTCACGGGCGCCAGCACCGCGCAACTGCTGGAGCTCATGCCTTCGTTCCGGGACGTGCTCCTGGAGGCGGAGAACGCGCAGGACATGGCCAGTCAGTCGGCATCCGACCTGGCCGAGGGCATGGACGGTGTGGGGGCCTCGGCGAACCTGTCGTCGGACGCGCTGGACGAGCTCGCGAAGCGGGTCCAGAAGACGCGCGAGTCCTACGACGAGGCGTCCCGGTCGTTCATCAACATCTCGGGCACGTACACGGAGATGCTGTCCGCCCAGCAGGCCAAGCAGGAGGAGACGGCCAAGAAGACGGCCAAGTCCAAGGGCCAGGAGGGCGACGCCTGGAAGAAGTTCGTCGGCGACGTCAAGGTCAGTCTGTCGGACTACCTCGCCGAGCTCGACCGGCAGGTGCAGGCGCAGCAGAACTGGCAGTCCAACCTCATGCGCCTGACCGACTCCCTGTCGGCGTCGACCATCGGCTACCTGCAGTCCCTGGGTCCGGAGGCGGCCGGCCTGGTCGAGCAGCTGACCACCGCCAGCGTGGAGGAGCTGGCGCGGTTCGACGCGCTGACGCAGGAGACGCTGGCTGGGGCGTCGTCGGAATGGGTGCTGGAGATGGAGCGCGGCATGGCGCTCGTCACCGCTGTGATGCAGTCGCAGGGTCCGGAGGCGGCGGCCGCGCTGGCGGACTCGCTGGCGCAGGGGCTGCGTGACGGGTCGACGACGGTCGAGGCTGAGGCTGCCCGGCTCGGCGCCACCATCACGGAGCAGGTGCCTGGCGAGTGGCCGGTGACGTTCACCGGCAACACCGCCGAGGCGGAGGGTGCCGCGCGGGGGCTGCGGACGACGATCGAGCAGGAGGCCGGGCACGTCAAGCCCTGGACGATCGCGGCGGACGCGACGCTGGCGCACCAGACGCTGGCCCGGCTGACGTCGGACATCGGTGCGGCCAAGGGCACGGTCGAGATCGAGGGTCACTCGGGGTCGGCTGAGCGGGTGCTGTACGGGCTGACGGCGCAGGTGGATCAGGCGTCGGGCACGGTCACGATCTACGGGTCGGACGGTGAGGCGCGCACCACCCTGAGCAACTACAAGCACGCCGTCGACTCGACGACGGGTGCGGTCACGATCACGGGTGAGGACTCGAAGGGGCGCGCGGTCACGGTCCGCCTGACGGACTGGGTGTCGAAGCAGGGCGGTGCGATCGTCGTGTCCGCCCGCGACAACGCCACACCCACCATCGAGGCCATCAAGGCGTCGCTGGCGGGCCTGTCGCGCACCGTGACCGTCGGTGTGAACGGCACCGTCTCGGTGGGGACCTCTGGGCTCGGCGGCCGGCAGACGTTCGCGACCGGTGGGTACACGGGGCCGGGCGGCAAGCACGAGCCGGCCGGGATCGTCCACCGGGACGAGTACGTGGTCCGCAAGGAATCGAGGCAGTCGATCGAGCGGGTCGCGCCGGGCTTCCTCGACGCGCTCAACGAGCGCGGCGCGGACGCGCTGGGCCTGGGTGGGTACGCCGGGGGCGGTCGCGTGTCGGCGACGTCGCGGCAGTACGAGACGCAGCGTGACCGTGCGCAGGCCGAGATGCAGCGGCTGTGGCCGCAGATCCAGGCAGCCGCCACCCGCGGCGACGAGGACCGCAAGCGCAGCCTGGACGAGCGGTTCTGGGCGGCGGAGAAGCGGTACAACGACGCCGTCGCGCAGCTCCAGGCGTTCGCGAAGGACAGGGCCGCCTACGAGCGCACGCTCTCGCGCGGCGACATCCTCGGGCAGGCGACCGGCGGCCTCTCCTCGGCGCAGTCCCTGGTCGACCGGCTGCGCACCCTGGACCAGGACGAGTCCCTCGCGTACTCCTCCCGGGTCAGCCTGGCCCGCATGGGCGAGCAGGCCGAGAAGTCGTTCTCGCGCCTGTACGGGACGCTGACGCACGTCACCGACCAGCTCGACGCCGCCAAGCAGCGCGCAGCCGAGCTCCAGCAGATCAGCGACCGCACCGCGTCGTCGCTGATCGGCGGGTTCTCGCTGGACTCGGCGTCCGGGCGGGACCCGTGGTCGGGCCGCCCGACCGGCGCGGGCATCCTGGCCTCGGCACGCGACTACGCCAGCAAGGTCAAGAGCCTGTCCAGCAAGGTCGGCCAGCTCGTGTCGAGGGGGTTCGCTCCCGCGATCGTGCAGGAGGTCGGGCAGGCCGGCGTGCAGGGCGGCCTGGCGATGGCGGACGCGCTGCTGTCGATGTCGGCGGCCGAGGTCAGGGCACTCAACGGCCAGTACGCGAGCATCGAGCAGTACGCGGCCCTGACCGGGCAGAACGTCACCAGCGCGTTCTCCAAGGGCGGCCTGTCGGCGGCCAACGCGCAGGTCATCGACCTCACCCGGCAGCAGGCGCAGGTCGAGGCGCAGATCGCCGGCGTCGGCAAGCAGATCGAGAACCTCCTCGCGGGGGTGTTCGGCCTGCCGCGGCGTGCGAAGGGCGGCCCGACCCAGGCCGGGCAGGCGTACATCGTCGGCGAGGAGGGACCCGAGCTCCACGTCCCCCGCACGTCGGGGTACGTCCTGCCCGCTGACGTCACCCGATCGCTGGCCTACGCCAGCCCCGCGGCCGGGGCGGGCGGTGGGGTCACAGCCGTGCAGGTGGCGCTCGACAAGGGCGCGCTCGCGCAGGCGATGGCCGGCACGGAGCTGACCCTCCTGGTGGACGGGCAGCCCATGCGTGCGGTCGTGCACGCCGAGATGAAGCAGGCCGCCGACGAGGCAGCCCTGGCCGTGGGAGCGAGGCGCCAGTAATGCCACAGATCACAGCGTCCCTGCTCAGCGGGCTCACCCCCGAGCCGGTGCAGCTCATCGTCACCGGTGTCCCGCAGGGGGAGGAGTTCGTCGTGCGAGGGCGGGCCGGGGACGTCACGTGGGACGTCCCCGGCGGACGGCGGACCGCGCCGGACGGCCAGGTCGTGCTGATCGACGTGCGCGCCCCGATCAACCTGCCGGTGGTGTACGAGCTGACGCACGGTCAGCAGGTCGTGACGTCCGACCCGGTCCAGGTGCGGTGGCAGCCGGACGGCGCCTACCGGCGCGCGCTGGTCCAGTCGCTGGACGGGCGCACCGTGATCCCGGTGCGCATGTGGATCCACAACGGCCTGCCGCGGGACCCGCACGTGGGGAGCGTGGCTTTCCGGGTGGAGGGCCGGTCCCGCCCGGTGGTGGTCATGCGTCCCGCCGGAGACGGCACCACGACGTTCCGGCTGCTGCTGACCCGGGAGGCCGGGGAGGCGCTGACACGCGTGATGCGCGCGGGCGGCGGCATCGCCGTGCGCACCGACGGCTCCGTGCGTGACCTGCCCGCCACCGACCTCGGCGTGGTGCTGGGGTGGCCGTCGGAGCTGTGGGACGGGGACGGTGGCCTGTCCACGTCCCGCGTGTACACGCTGACGGTGCAGTGGATCGACGACCCGGAGCCGGACGTGCCGGTCGCGCTGTACACGTGGGACGACTTCGACCACATGTGGTCGGCCTCCACGTGGGACGACTTCGACCGCTTCTTCGCCGGCCGGACCTGGGCCGACTTCGACGCCCTGGACTACGGCCAGTACGGCGTGATCGGTCAGGTGCCCGATGCGTGACGGGGCCCCGCACTCGGTGATGTCCTCCGGCTACCGCTGGGAACCGTCCATCCAGGCATGGCACCCCGAGCTCGGGATGCTGGCCGCGCAGGTGCCGATCCTGTCCGGGTCGGTCTCCTGGGACGTGGCCGGCAAGGGCGTGCCCGAGTCGTGCACCCTGACCGTGCCGCGCTACAGCGTGGAGGACGGTCGCCGCCGTGACTGGCTGCCCGGCGACGACACCGCCCACCCCCTGGCCACCTACGGGCAGTGGCTGGCCCTGGCGGTCGTGGTGACCTCCGCGGTGACCGGCACGCAGTACGTCACCCGCCTGGCCGCCTGCCGGGTGCAGGCGTGGGAAGAGCAGGACGACGGGTCCGTGCGCGTGAGCGGTGTCGGCCTGCTCCAGCGTGCGACCGACGACCAGATCCTCGTGCCCCGCTCACCTGGGCCCGGCTCGACCCTGGCCTCAGAGCTGCGGCGCATGCTCCCGGCGGGCATGGTCGCGCTGATCGACCCGGCCCTGCCGTCGATCGACGTCACCCCGGGCAAGCAATGGTCGGGCGACCGGCTGGCCGCGCTGTACGAGATCGCGGACACGTGGCCAGCGCGTATGCGCCCGGACGCGGACGGCAACGTGCAGCTGCTGCCGCCGCTGCCAGACTCGCCCGCCCCTGTGGTGACCTACCGCGACGGGGAGCCGACCCGCGACGGCGCCATGCCGACCCTGGTGTCCGCCCCGCGCGCAGGGTCTCGCACCGGGGTCTTCAACTCCTGGACGGTCATGTCCTCGATCACGGGCGACGACGGGCAGCCCCTGGCTCGCACCGAGCCCATCGAGGCCACGGCCGGCCCCTACGCGGTGGCGACCTACGGGCGCGTCAACGCCGCCTGGTCCTCCGACCTCATCACGTCCGAGGCGCAGGCCTACGCCGCGGGCCGCAAGAAGCTCGCCGAGGGCCTGCGTCCGGCGCGCGTGGTCGACGTGCAGATCGCACCAGACCCGCGCCCTGAGCCCGACGACGCCGTGCGCGTGGTCCGCGACGGCGTGACCCGCACCGGCTACGTGCTGGGCGGCACCGTCGACCTGCTCGGCGCCACCCCCACGTCCCTGACCGTAGGAGTCGAGGAATGACCAACCCCCTCGCCGCGCTCGTCCAGGCGCTCCCGCAGGGCCCGAAGCCTGGCGCGGACATCCGGGCCGTGGAGCTGGCCACCATCGTGGCCGCGGGCCAGCGCACGGTGCAGGTCGAGCTGCGCGGCTCTGACCCGATCGACCTGCCTGCCCTGGCAGACGTGGACTGGGCGGCGATGATCGGGCAGCCCTGCTGGGTGCTGCGCGACCAGCAGTCGGGTGCCCTGGTGATGGCGCTGGCACCCAGGGACTCGGTGCCCTCTCCTGAGGTCGGTGCGCAGCCCCTGTTCGGGACGGTGACGGCCGTGGGGTCGGGCTCGCAGGCGGGCCGGGTCACGGTCGACGTCGGCGGTGGGGAGACGGTGACCGCCTGGACCGTCGCGTCCTACGCGTCACCGGCCGCGGGCGACGTCGTCGTGCTGGGATGGGCCGCTGACGGGTCAGGGGTCGCCGCGATCGGGCGGCGCGGCGCCGCGGCTACGGTCGCGCCAGCCCGCCCGGCAGCACCGTCCGTGTCCCGCTCCGGTGGCACGGTCACCGTGACGTGGAGCAAGCCGGCCACCGTCGACACCACCCAGGTGCGGTACTCGACCAACAGCGGCGCCACGTGGACCACCAGGGCAGCGGTCACGGGCACCTCGACCACGCTGTCGATCAGCGCTGGCCAGACGATGCTGATCCAGATCCAGCAGAGCAACGCCGGCGGTCCCTCCGGGTGGTCGGACTCCGCGAGGGTCACCTACCCCTCCTCGGCGCCGGTCGAGCGCTACGAGACGGTCAGGACCATCGTCCAGCCGTCGTGGGTGGGCACCTACCGGGTGTCCACGAGCCGGTGGGACGACTGGAACGCAGGCCGCTACGGCTACCCGAACATCCTCTACCAGGGGCAGCGCGACGGATCGGGGCTGCTGTACGGCGCCGCCGGGTACGGCACCAAGATCACCCAGCTCGGCGCCGTCGAGATCACGGCCATGCGCGTGCAGCTGATGGGCGTCGACCTGGGGGTGCCCTACTCGCTGGGGTGGGTGTCCCTGACATCGATCACCAACCCCTCCAAGTCGGGCATCCCGAACGGCGCCGGCCCGACCTGGGACGCCCTCGGACCCGGCGTCAACGGGACCGGCTGGTACGCCGTCGGCGGGGTACTCGGCAGCGCGGCCGTCCGCGAAGCGTTCCGCACCGGCGCCTACCGAGGCTTCGCGCTCGTCGGCAGCTCCTACGCCGCGGTGCGCGGCGCCGGCGGCGGCATGGCCCTGGAGATCACCTACCGGAGGCGCGTGTGACCACCGACCCCACCGAAGCCCCTGCGCTCGAGGAGGCCCTCGCCGGCCCGGTCCGGCAGGACGACGCCTGGAGCGTGTGCGCCCTGTGCGGCGCCGTCGTCGCGGTGACCGCGATCCACGACGCCTTCCACGCCCGCCAGGGCGACACCCCTGACATCCCTGAGATCGAGGAGACCCCCGATGGTGACTGACGCCCGCGGCCACGAGCTGATGCCCGAGACCCAGCCGCCCACCCGTGCCGCGATCAACGGCCTGGTGGCTGGCATCCGCGACATCATGACTTTCGCGACCCTCGCGGCGGCGGACGCGTGGGCCACCGCCAACCCGACGGTCGTCAAGCCCGGCGACCAAGTCTGGATCACCGCTGAGAATGCTGTTTACGTGCGCTCCGGAGACGCATGGCGGCGCCTGTGGGCGGCCGACGCCGTCAGGAGCCTGGCGATCCACCTGCAGCAGACCAACCCGATCAACGTGGGCGGGGGCACCGACACGTTCCCCGTCTGCGACGCGGCCCAGGACGCGGACGGCCTGTCGCTCGCGTCCGGGGCCGTCGTGCTGCCGGTGCGAGGCTGGTACATGGTCTCGATGGACTACCTGTGGAACGGTGCCGCCGCGAGCCCTGTCATCGGTGTGAGCTTCAACGGTGGAGGGTTCAGCGCCGGCCGCATGTACGCGTTCCAGGGGTCCTCGTCCGGTTCGTGGCGGCAGACCGCGTCGTGGCTGATCCCGGTGCCCGCGAACACCTCGGTGCGCCCCGTCGTGCGTCAGTCCGGCACGCCGGTCCCGGCACAGGTGGCAGCGTTCCGCGTCGCCCTCATCAGCACCCTGTGACTCAGGCTGCGGGCGGCCCCTCAGTTGACCGCCCACGCGACACCGCCACGCATCCACATGGACACCGACGACACGGTGCCGGTCCAGTAGATCTGACACTCGCCCTGGGTGTTGATGATGAGGAACGGCTCGACGACGCCGGAGTACGGGGTCAGCGGCACGTACTGCGTGCGCAGGGGACGGAAGCCCTCGGGGATGCCGGTGCAGACGACGTCGCCCGGCTGCAGCGTGCCCGCCATGCACGTGAAGACACCGGTCACGAGGCCGGCGCGACGGTCGAGCGCGAACGTCCTCTGGTTGCCCACGCGTGCGTTCCACACGGCGAACGTGCTGTTGGACGCCGGCGCCCAGGAGTCGCGCCAGAAGAGCCGCCATGCGTCTCCGGAGCGCACGTAAACAGCATTCTCGGGTCTGCCTGCCGACCACGGCGCGCCCGCTACACGAGACGGAGGAGCGCATGACTCTGGAGGCTGCAGCAGGCCTGGTCCAGGACAACAGCAGCCTACTGGCCGCCCTGGGCACGGTGCTCGGCACCGCCGCGATGGTCGCTCTCGCCTACGCGGGCCGCTGGCTCAAGCAGCGGCTCGACGAGCTCGCTGGTCAGACCAGGGTGGTGCGGGACCACGTCGCCAACACGCACTCGACCAATCTCAGGGACGACCTGGACGGCGTCGGCGCCAAGGTTGACGCGGTGCTCGCCGGGCTCGACACCGTGCAGCGCGACATCGCCGGCCTGCGCTCGGCCGACCGGCAGCGCGGCCGCGAGCTGGAGGGCGTGCGCGAGGACATCCGCCGCGTCCAGGGCACCGTCGAGGGAGCCCGCCAACAGGCCACCGCCGCCAGCAGCCGCGTGCGCGGCCTCGAGGACACCCTCGAGCAGCACCTGGTCGAGGCCCGCGCCCGCGACGAGCGGATCACCGAGCTGACCGAGCGCTTCACCGGGCACGACCCGACCACCTGACCCACCCATCCATCAGGCCGCGACCCGGCCCCCGCCCGGGGGTGCTCGCGGCCTTCGTCATGCCCGGGAGGCATCCATGGCCACGAGCCAGAACGGCTGGACCGTCCACCCCACCTCCGACGTGCTGGTGCCGCTGCGGTGGATCACGGGCCGCGTCCTGCCCGGTGACGTGCACACCGTCTTCGACTACCTGTGCCGTCGCTTCGACGCGGAGGTCGAGCCGATCCGGCAGGACTGGTCGTGGGGCTGGGCGTACCGCGCGATCCGCGGGCAGACCTCCGGCTACAGCAACCACGCGTCGGCGACGGCCATCGACCTCAACGCGCCCGCGCACCCGCTCGGCGCCGACCCCATGCGGACGTTCGGTGCCGCCAAGGTCGCCGCCATCCGCAGCATCCTCGCCGACCTCGACGGCGTCGTGCGCTGGGGCGGCAACTACACCGGCCGCAAGGACGCGATGCACTTCGAGATCAACGCCGACGCCCGGCGCGTGGCCGCTGTCGCCGCCCGCATCCGAGGCGGCTCCCTCGCCACCAAGCCCGGCGCCAGCGCGCCGACCACCGCCATCCCCACCCCCACGGCGCCGAGCCCGACGCCGCTGACACCCATCCCGGAGGCCACCATGTTCCTCATCACCTGTGACGTGCAGGGCGACCCGCAGCGGGGCGCCACCTGGTACGTCGTCCCGCAGGGCAACGGCAAGCCGCTCGCCACCACCTACTCCAACCAGGACTCCGTCACCGGGGTGCCGCACATCGTGTTCCGCAACCCCGGCGCCTGGGTCGCCTTCAAGACGAAGCAGGTGGCCTTCGGATGACCGCGACCCCTGTCACGACTCAGCAGGCGCACCCGCAGCGCGCCACCTGGCGCACCGTGGTGCAGGGCATCCTCTCGACGGTGATCGTCCTCGGCGTCGTCGCTCCGGCTGTGGCTGCGATCCTCGGCGAGGAGCTCGGGCACCTGCTGGGCGAGCACGCCGTCGCGACCATCACGGCGGTCGGTGCGGGCATCGCTGCGGTGGGTGGGGCGCTGGCCCGCATCATGGCGATCCCCGCCGTGGACGCCTGGCTCCAGCGGCTGCACCTGTCCTCGGACCCGCAGATCCATCTCGTGCGCCGCGACCCCGACGCCTGACGCGCAGAACACCAACGACAGTGGCCCCCGCCTCCTGATGGAGGCGGGGGCCGCTTCGTGCTGTCCCGGAGGAACCCCGCTGAGGCGGGGAGCACGCGATGCTGTTACACCGCCCCGGGTCACCCCCGCTCGCGCGGGGATTACTTCATGCCCTGTGCGCTGTTGTTGCAGCGTCTCGGGTCACCCCCGCTCTCGCGGGGAACATGTTCGGGCCGTACCAGGTCACGGACCACCCCCGCTCTCGCGGGGAGCACTGCGAGTCGACCTAAGACCCAGTCGTTCGGAACGCCGGATCACCCCCGCTCACGCGGGGAGCACGCGCCCATGCTAGCGCGGCCCGCCCTGGGTGTCACCGGTAGCGGCGGGCGTTGCTCCAGCCGGGGCGCATCGTGGTGCGGCGGGGGCGGGTCGCGTAGGGCTCCTCGGCCGGCGGCTCGTCGTCCAGGGTGGCGACGTGTGCGGCGAACGCGAGGTCGGCCTGGGCCTCGGTGGCGGCCTCGGTGGCCTCGGTCTCGGCGGCCTGCGTCTCGGCGGTCTCGGGGGCGGGCTCGCCCTCGGGGGCCGGGGCGAGGGCAGCCTCGATCGCGGCGCGCAGCTTGTACTCGCGGATCTGGCCGCGCTCTTCCAGGCGGTCGATGTGCAGGACGCCGTCCTGGTCGAGCCAGAACTTCGCGGACAGCACACGGCCCCGGTTGGCGACGCCGTGCACGTCGTAGGCGATGAGGCCCCAGACCTCGTAGTTGTCGAGGTAGTGGCGGATCTGGCCGGTGGTCGGGTGGGTCCAGGCGTTGGTCTTCATGGTCGGCTCCTCGTGCTGTCCCGCTCCGGGGCCTTGGCCCCGTCTCTCTCTGACACCACAAACATTACACGCCCCGCGCTCACGCGTAAAGTTAAACGGGAGGCGGGAGCGGGTGAAGAACGGGCCCTCGGGATGTCGCCGTGCGTTGACACGCCTGCGATGTCGCCGTGCGTTGACATGGCGACCCGCGGCGGTGCGGGGCTACCGGGCGGGGCAGGCGCGCGCCGGGCATGGGTGAGCCCGGCCGGGGAGGAGTCCTGTCAGAGAGACCGCCCGGCCGGGCTCGGTGGCCATCCTACTGGCCGCGCTCGATCCACGCGTCGAGCGTGGGCCGCGAGACCCCGACCGACCTGGCGATCGACGCCTTGGTCCACGCGCCGGCAGACCACATGCCCAGGGCGACGGCGGCCTGAGCCTGGCGCAGGGCGCGGTCGTCCTCGGACCACGCGCGCCCGGCGCGCCCGGCGGCGTCGGCCAGGCTGAGGCGCTCGGCCACGCGCGGCCCGTGGGTGGCCCACCACGCGCCGGCGTAGTGCTCGCGCCCGGCGTCGGGCAGGTTGTGCACGTGGCGCACGAGCCGGGTGGCCTGCGGCGCCCGCCTGGCGTCGTCCTCGGCGGCGGTCAGCCAGCCGATCAGGTCGCGCCCGATGGTGCCCCGGGTCCCGTCGGGGCCGCCCGGGGCGCGCCGCAGCTCCAGCGCCAGGGCGAGGGCATCCTCGAGGCGCCCGCTCCGGGACAGGGCTGCCGGGTGCCGGGCGACGATCTCGGTCCAGGCGGGGGCGTCGTCACGCTCGGCGGCCAGGCGCCGCCCGTGCAGGCGCAGGATGTGCGCGGCGTAGTGCCCGCCCAGGCCCCACACCGCCGGACGCGCGGGCAGGTCGTCGGGGCCGGCCTTCGCCTCGGGCGCCAGGACACCCTCGTGGTGACGCGTCGCCAGGGCCCACACCGTGCGGGCCAGGCCCTCCAGCGGCTCGCTGTAGATCTCGGCCACCTCGAAGAACGGCCCGCCGTCCTGGGTCTGCTCGAGGTCCTTGGGGGTGGTGCTCATGGTCGTCCTCCTGTCGTCGTGATCCATCACTGCTCCGCCGCGTCCAGGGCGACCCCGACGCCCTGCCACGCCGTGACGACGTCGCGGACGAGGTCCGGGTCGATGAGGTCCTGGACGACGAGCGCGATGACGGAGAGGCTCACGAACTCAAACGACCGCCGGCCAGCCCCGGCGGTCAGCTGTGCCTCGTGAAACGCCGCGCGCCACGCGTCCGCCGGCGCGTTCTCCCAGGCGCGCTCCGTCAGGACTCGCTCCAGCCCGTCGAGGGCCTTGTGCGCGTCGTTGCTGGCCCTCATTGAGGCGAGGACGGTCGCATCACCTCTCTCCAGCGCCTCGTAGAGGTCGTAGTCGTCGAGCATGGTCTCCAGCGCGGCGGCGACCGGCGACGCGCCGAGGGTCTTCCACTGCTCGGCGTTCAGCTCGGGCAGCGCATCGAACAGGCGAAGGACCTGAGCAGTGTGCTGGCCGTAGATCTCGGTGTCCATGAGCCCTCCCGGGCGACAGGGGCCGGCGCCCACCCCGTGCAGGGTGGGCACCGGCGGGGCGGTCAGTCGTCCAGGTAGTCCAGGTCGTGCGCGGCGAGCTCGGCCTCGCGGCGGGCCTCCTCGTCTTCCCACGACGGCATCGCGGCGTCGAGCGCCTCGACCTGGGCGGCGATGCGAGCTTCGACCGCAGCGTCGACGGCGGCGTCGTACTCGGCCTGGCTGGCGAAGTCCTCGCGGTTGATCTTGGTGTTCAT